CATTTAAATTATTTTAGTATCTTAGCACGCATACTGTGGTACAGTACAGCCGCCTCAATCTCATCACTGCAGTCATCACAATCTTCCTCTTCGTCGTCAAGTGGAGGCTCGTAGCTGTCGTCCGGCGGCTGTGCAGGCTCATCAGGGATAACCAACAGGCTCAATACTCTGCTCACCCCTCCAATGAATGACTGCGTATAGCTGGTAACGTTATCAATATCTGCTTTCCACTCCGGCTTACTTAAGAACATTATATCGATTGCTGATAGTATAGATGCTGTACCAACAAGTACAAGCGGCTTATCCTCAGTATCGATCTCGGTAGTACTTAATACGTACGCTTCCACCCTTGGATATATAACGCTGCTATACGAGTTTGTTCCAACTGTCACCAATACAGACTCAACTACTGCCAGCGTATCAACCACGCCATCTTTCTGATCCGCCGTTGGGTTGTCGAACATGATCCAGCCAAATGCCGCGGTAGTTCCAGCTGTGTTGGCGACTGATCTGATCTGATTCGGGTTAAGATTAGTCTCACCATCACATCCTGTCATAACTGGTAGCATAAGCAATGCTGCCATAAGTACAATAAGTTTCTTCATTGTGTCTCTCCTTAGAGGTCTTGTTTGCGCCACCCTAATCGCCAGAGAAGTCCGGCTATACTGGTAGCAGTTTGTGATACGCCGTGCTCATCAAGCTCGACGCACGCGTGTAGCGCTTCATGCACTATTGTATCCAGTGCTTCTAATGTACCACCCCGTGTGGGTATGTACAACACAGGACACTTACGTCTTGAATCTTCATATCGACATTCACCAAGCGTACCGTCTCTCAGGTACTGGCTATCGTGTATACGCCATCTTTTGTGTCTGAATAAATGCGTTTTAACGGGTCTCATGTACAAACCTTAGTTATTTCTTCAGTTTTTCATACTCTGAAAGGTACTTATTCCATTTGGCTATATAAGGCTTTAAATTATTTGCACCCTGTCTGCCACTCCATGGTGTTGGTCTGAGATGCCCTATAACCACGTCATGTGGCATATCACACCATTTACCTTCAAGGAACTCCGTAGGTCGATCCAATTTCTTAGGATCTGTTTGCCAAGCACGATAATTGTATCTATCTGGTAACGTCATAAAGTTTTTTTTGAAATACACGTTCAGTACACCTTGGTCACCTAACCTAGCAGCTATCTTAACTGGGTCGCCATTAACAGCCATATCCACAAGCTCAGCGTGTATAGCAGCATTAGGTTTAAGAACCATCATACCAGAGTTGAATCGCTTTCCAGTCGGTATAACATGCGTTGCAGCCAAGGAGCCCGGTATTGTGAACAGTGCATCAAACGGTTTAAATGGGCAAGCGTCAGCGTCCATATAAACTATCTGGTCATACGGTAAATTCCATAGATTAAGCTTAGTAAATGTACGCGGCCATCTATCAGCTTTAAATTCACACGCCTTTGTGCGTATAGGCGGTACTACGTGTACTTCATACCCAGACGCCGTTAAGTTATTTATAACCGCCTTAGAATACGCCTTATCCTCTACCATTATAGCAGGGGTAATATCAGGCATATGTTTAGCTATAGCAGCCCTTAAGGCCTTAGCTCCTTTAACATACCCATCACCACCTGATATCATTGTTACTATTGCTTTACTTTGCATTATTCAACTCCTAATCCGTTTACTGTTAATTAATTACTGGTAGGCCGAGGGAGAATCGAACTCCCGTAATCTAAATTAAAAGTTTAGTGCGTAACCGCTACGCTACCGGCCCATTGATTGTATTCGTTAAGTTAATCGTATACATTTTATATGTATTTGTAAAGTCGATTCAATCGATAGTTAAAAACTAGTCCTTTGTTAGGGGAACTAGTTTACCGGCGCACCTGAAGGTGCACCTGGTCTTTGTGGCTACATTGCGAATGAATCCATAACTGACGTTGGGTTACGTCTAAATCGCTCAGCAGCACAGTTATCGCAGTACTTATGACTATGAGATTTACGTACCACTGTGGCACCGCATTCACATTTAAACGTTTCACCCATACGTACACGCGTACGACCAGCTTCCGCGGCCTTTTTATCCATATACTCACGTGATCTAGCCAGCTTACGTTTGTTGACACACGCGCCACAGCAGAACTGATGACTATTTTTACGCACCACGTCAGCGCCACATTCACATTTAAACGTTTCACCAATATGTACACACGTATGGCCAGCCTCCGCAGCCTTTTTATCCGCATACTTGTGTTGCACGGCCAGTCTATGCTTATGGGCACACGCATCACAATACACATGCGTACGGGACCTACGTATCACGGTAGCGCCACATTCGCACTTAAACTTTTCACCCATACGTAGCCGAGTGTGTCCGGCGGCATGTGCCGCCGGATCGTCACGGTACGCAGAAGTCTTTAACTCTTCTTTGCGTGCCATTTTTCCATCTCCTCGTTGAGCTTACGCCAACCGTTGATGCCGATAGTACCCTTACCTTTAAATACGAAAACACCGTTCTCGATCTTATAAGGCGGAACAGAGTCCGCCATTATCATACCATTAAGGACAGTCTTCTGTCCTCTGCGTGTCCTCTGCGTTCCGTTCTTCGTAAAGGCGATAAGCACCTCACGCTGCGTGAAGTTACCAATCGTCTTACGTTTAGTACCACCACGCTTAGTTATGACGGTGTACTCCTTAGCGAGCATCTCCCTCTGTTGTTCCAGCGGAAACTTGATAAGGAAGTCAATGACATGCAACTGCATGTCCCAACAACGTGAATCCAGATCATCGTTACCGATCGCCAGTATATTCGGCCAACCATACGACTTGATATTTGGGAACGATTGCACGAACTGTGTATGTGCCTCGTCTGGATATGTTCTGATGCCCTCAGCGTATGCTTTGGCTGCCTGGTACCTGTATTCTACACTTTTATTGTAGTTAACTTTAAACGACTGCAATAATGCAGCTAATGTATTCTTAGCCATAGTTATGGCCTTTCTTTTATTGTAATGTTTACCTCTGTAACGTACAGAAGTTTAGTAGTGAGGGTCAAACTCGCAACTGCATAATTCGTAATCATACAAGCTATCCGATTGAGCTAACCACCCTGTACATTATATTATAACATTATTATGTTAGTTATTAAGGTGTATATTAGTATAGAAATTGGTGCGACAGCGGGCTTTCACCGGCATGTGTACTCACGAAATAATATTCTCATTCCTATACTCATAATCTGTTCATTTAATGTTAAACCATACCCCAATTGTCTGGGTTTAAGTGTGCCTTTCCATGACACCCACAACATAACAATTGACATTTATCCAATTCAAAAACTATTTTATCCCATGCTTTCAATCTTAATGTGTTCCACATGTCCGACTTTTCTCCGACATGATGGAAATCGAATTCCACTGGGTGAAGTCCTTCACGTCCACATGCCTCACAGGCTCCACCCTTATAAGCTATTGCCTTTATCTTAATCTTATTCCATCTTATCATGCAATACTTGTTATAGCAAACCTTGCAATAACTTTGTTCATTTTCACCCTTCCTATAAAAATAATCAATTGGCAGAATCCTACCACACTTTATGCACTTCTTTAATTTTTCACCAACTGTATCATACGCATCAATTTCCTTCTTAGTGTTATGACACCCAAACGGTGAACACGCCAAACAAAACTTTCTATTCTGCAAATTTCTACGAACTCCGTCAACTAAAATACTCTTTGGAATATCATTATTACACGCTCTACATTTCATAATTAACACCTATCTTAGTATATAGAAATAATCTTCTATACGCTATAGGTACACAATATATCAAAATAATTACAAAAATGGTAGGGGAATCTGGACTCGAACCAGAATATTTGGATTAGAAATCCAAGGCTTTATCCCTTAAGCTATACCCCCATAATCTTATCGTTATATAGTTGCTCTATCCAACTGAGCTAATCGCCCGGATTAAATCCCATAGCGTTAACACCCATGTGCCAGCCGTCTACCGTGGGTACGAACCTACCTACTGGGTAACGCAATTTTGTATCCTCACTGAAGTGTGGGTCGATATCCTTTTGTCTCTTGAGCTGTTTCCATGTCGTATCATTAAACAGCAGTATCTTCTCACCCTCATAATTGGTACAGCCATCGTAGACCAACCATACGAGAAGATAACCGTTATCCTCACGACTAAGAAGCTTCTCCCAGTTACGCGTATTAACCGGTGGTACTACTTTGACTACAGGCTCAGTGATACCTGTTGACATCTTAAATAAATGTGACATATTTGCTCCTATAATGGAGTAGCTGGATGGATTTGAACCACCGACTTCGGAACCTAGCCTAGGTGTCCCGCGCTCTACCAAACTGAGCTACAGCCACTTTAAATTCTGCATCTGTAGGGATTACACCTCATGTGATCTTAACGAGCATACCCAGATGCGCAGTATACTAAGACTTATTACCAACAAGCTGGACCGTCGCCCTCACCACCGGCAATTGGTAGGCGGAGGTGGTATCGAACCACCGACTTCGACCTTATCGGGATCGCACTCTAACCATCTGAGTTACCCGCCCATAAATTATATCTCGTTACCTATAGCCTCAGCAAGCGTACGCCTGCGGGCCTCTATAACAGCGTCACCGCTTATCGTAGTACCACTAGCATCAAAAGCTCCAACAGTCTGTGAGTTCATCTGGTACGTAACCTTCTGGTAATCAAACCGTATCTCGTCGTCGTTTACGATACGTATATTACACATTATCTCTGGACGGCTTACTGTCTTAATAGCTATTTCTATCAGTTGTCCTTGGCTTAGCATTAGTTGCCACCTTTCTTTAAATTATCATTACTAGCGACATAATCATCACTATCCTTATAATCTTCCATCAATTCGTCTAGTGCACGCATAATACTTCTAGTAGGGTTACTGCTAGTTATACTCATATCATCAAAACATTCTCTATCCATCTTCATCGATACGGTATCAAATTTATCATCGTCGGTATCTATTAACTCTATTCTAACTATCTGCATGTTTAAAATTAACCTTTCTTTTTAGACTTCAACTTAGTTATAAGTACAGGCGGTGTAGGAGGCTTCTTAGCCTCTGTACGGGCCTGTGGCGTCACAGGACAGCAGCAACATGGATCAGTAGTCTCCGCAGACGCTATTGTCCTCGGTGGTGCCGGTGGCGGCTTGCAGTTCTTAGGAGGGGCTACAAAGCCAGCTTCATTAGATCCATCGCCAGCCAAAACCGTACCCATACATAGTGTTGTGGCCAGTAAAGCCATTCCTGCTGCGCATCTCTTATTCATGCTTCTTCTCCATATCAAACGTTTTTGATAGCCACTTATAAAAATCCGCCGCTGATACGTGCCAAAGCACTTCAGTAGCATAGTGTATCTCACTCACATCAATACGTGATGCCGCGCTATAAAATCTACAATGTAGGCTAGGTATAATGACAGATAAATCAGATTTCTTACGCTTAGGTGTCTGTCTAAAAACTTTTATCTCATCGTAGATTGTATACTCATGTGTACCGGTACGCTTTGTAAACTTAGCCCCAGCCGGTAACGCAAGTGCTTGAATTAATACTTTCATAAGGTTATTCCTTTAAGTATGTTATCAACTTTTTGAATTATCATCAATAGTGGTAAAATACTCTATACACTATAGATCCTTCATTATGTATAACTGTTCCCAGTCATCCTCGTCACATATATCACCGTTACCCATAGGATCTCTTATATCCTTACCATGGATACAACAGTGCCTACTACACCATACAGATGCATCGTCGTCTATAGCTGTGAAGTTAGCACACGACCGGAACGACAGCCTTCTAAGCATGCGATCCGCTATATCTAACGCCTTAGCTGTAAGTACGTCTATCTCAGCATCCGTTTCAACTACGTTTTTAGTAAGCAGTATCGATAATGCCTGTGACGCAAAAAACTCTCTACTAGGTATATTGTCCATAAGTTCCTATTCTATTAATGTATATTTTAAAAATGTTAATCTACAAACTACACACGGGTGCAGCTTTATACTGGCGTAGCACGTGTTAGGTTCCTGGTTAATACATTTAACAGTGGACCTACTAACAACAAACTTTGGTGTCTCCCGGTTACGCAATATCGTATCAAACAACTTAAAAATGTCACACGGTTTAGGTCGTGAGGTCAGATAAGCTATTAACCGATCAAACTGTAATTGGAAGTCATAGTACTCCGGCGCCCACGACTCGGAGCTAAGGTTAGAATATCTCATTGTAAAACACCTAGGGCCTAACCGGGTTAACGCTGGATTATCTATACGAACACTATTAATGCCGTCTATCAATTCCGCGTCAACACTGGCGAGCTCATCAAGTGCTACAGTACGTTTGTATGCTAGTTGCATGATCCCCACCCGCTTGTCTTCCTAGGTACGCCATAAGTATCATGTGGTTTGTTAGCGCCACAGTCACACGTTTCTGGTGATTCACCACTACCACAGTCACATAGGTCTAGCCCCCAGTGGTTAACGCAGTGATTGCAGTTGCGTACTGCTATAACATTTCTAGGCGCTACAGTAACCACATCAGGTAACATATCTTTGTTACCCTCACCTACCGAGCTAGTGAATGTGTTACCATCATCGTCCTTACCGGTGACTGTCATTGCACCGCAGTCACAAAGGCTCAGTGTGTCTATGACGGCCATGGTAGTACCTCACAGCTATTGTGCCTCACAGTACGGCAGTAATGCTCGTCACTAAGAAACGAGTCCATACACCTACCCTGTATTTCTTCAATAGTCTCGCCGGTACCATCGTGAGTCTCTTCATAGACGTACGAATCGTGTACCTGACTAACGAGCTTAAAACGCTTTGCCGGCTTCTTCACCTCAATACGTACAGTAAATAAGGCTGTGATTGCAAGACATAATGTCTTTATAAAATTACTTCTAGTTATCATAATTTCCTATTTCTTTTAAGTTCAGCAGCTTTGTCCGCCCAACGTTTCATATCCGGTATATCGCCATCCTGTCTCGCTAACGCGCTCATTTCAAGCGCCTGCTCTATTTTTTTGTCATAGAAGTAGTCTTCCTGTGACTGACCAGGTTTAAGTGTACCTATAGCCATGTTATTTCTCCTAAAATTAATGTTATCATAATGATTCCTTATGGGACATTTATGAGACTTATGAGACATTTATATAATTAATGCTGTACAGGGAAGTCTCTATGTTTCAGCTTTGTTATAATTCTGTCACCGTTTCTAGCAAACAACTCAACAGCAGGCCTGGCTACAATACCCTCAGCCATGAAGTCACCCCACATGGATGTTATGCCACTCTTAACGAGCTTTATCATGTCGTCAAGTGTACCGGTGCCTATAACAGGTACCGTACACGTGTTAAGCCTGATACCTAGCTCTACCACGGCTTTACGCTGCAACCACCAGTCGTTTATGGTTACGTCAAACATTACAAACCCTTGATCCTCACGGTAGTTTCCACCGCCCTTCTGTATCTTAGCTCCGTAGCCCTCTCCATAAAGACATACTGGCGTATCACCAAAGTGAGCAGAGAACTCATCTCTCATCGGTAAAAACTGTTCCTCAAGAGCTGCTACTAATTTTTGTGGTATACTGGCATTTTCACCCTTACCACGGAAGCCAAACTTACCAGAGTCAAATGATACGCGTATGTTTGTACCATCTACCTTCTCGGTGAATACCCATGTATTGTCTTTAAGGTATTCAAACTCCGGAATGCTGTAGTCACCAAACAACAATGTCTTAAACTTAGTTGCTGGGTCTCTCTTAAATATCGTCTGTATCTTATGATATGGTTCCATAATAGTTCTCCTAAAATTAAGGTGGTCGCCAGGGGGATTTGAACCCAGAGATTCTGCCGAGTGTATGTAGGTACTCACCGACTGACATACTAATGCGCCTGTCCGGGGCTTAATCCCGGCTCACGCTTTCTATAGCTAATGCAATGGTTACACACCAGCACACCGTTGTCGTCACTTCACTACACAGGTACTCCTGTTTCATCAACCGCACCGTCCTTACATTGCGTTAGCTTATGGACGAGCTCTACCAGTCTGAGCTACGGCGACCTTATAAATTAAAACGAATCGCGCTCACCATTACAGTGAATGGGACTTAATGCTAACTACACACTTGGTGCAGTAACGTAAAATGGTATGCCTGACGGGAGTCGAACCCGCAACTGTCCACAGTGAAAGTGTGGTGAGGTTAACCAATTTTTCTACAGGCACATAAATTATCTGATAAGTGCGTTACACACCTGGTGCAGCAACGTAAAATGGTATGCCTGACGGGGGTCGAACCCGCAACTGTCCACATTGAGAGTGTGGTGAGGTTAACCAATTTTTCTACAGGCACATAAATCATTACTCTACTCCGACACCAAGGTCATCCTGTGCTAATCCAGCGTCACACTATCCGTGTAGCCACAGGGAGTGTCTGATGCTGCCGACACGGTACTCGTTATCGTAAGGGGCTTTACCATCAATAAATGCTTGGCTACCCTCTTCTATAATATCAACTGATGCTTTTTGCGTTTTAGTCATACTATTTCTTTCTATTGTTGGCTGGCTCGGGTAGATTTGAACTACCTCTTAAAGAGTCAAAGTCTTTTGTGCTACCATTACACCACGAATCATTATATTATTGGATGCCCCCGTCAGAATCGAACTGATCATAACCGCTGTCAAAGAGCGAGGTACTAGCCATTGTACTAGAGGGCAATATAGTTATCATTGGCAGACCCACCAGAATTCGAATCTAGTCCAAGAACGTCAGAGGCTCCTGTGCTACCATTACACCATGGGTCCAGTTAAATTATTCTATCAACGCATTAAAAATTACGGACCCATCACGGATATCACGCAGTATGCGACGGGTGCCAGAAATAGACTTAATATAAGTCTTCGCTTTACGCACGCCCCACAACTTAGTCAATCCGGCTAACACGCCAGTATCTTTCTCTACATCAGTAAGTAAAAGTACAGCATTATGTACATCTAACTCTGTATATGTTCTAGCCATTGTTTACCTTTCTGTAAGTTATGCATACCCGACACGCATGCGCTCCGGGTATATACCATCTTGCATCATCATGCCCGTCACTTTTACATTAAACTTAGTTAGCAACCTATAACTTTTTCTATTACTAGGTATACCTATCTCAGTTCCATTAAATACGTCATGGCCAGAAGTGTAGGTAGGCCTGCTAGAGAAGTAATGTGTACCACGTCTATCAATAGCCTTCCATATTGTATTTTTTACCATTGTTTACCTTTATCACACGTCATTACGTGCGTAAAACCTCACGTATTAGTTGGGTTGAGGGAGGGGAATCGAACCAGCGACAAGCGCGTTAACAGCACGCGGCTCTACCACTGAACTACCTAGGAAAATAGACACACCGGTACCTTACCACGGCACCGGTGCATCGTGTTATTATTTATTAAAAATTTATTCGGATGTCAAAGATCAAAGCGCAATAAAAAAGCCCCAGAGTTACCTGAGGCCTGTTTATATTGCAAATCATTATATGAAATTATACAAATAAACAGGCCCGGCCAATCCAACGATTCACTGGGTTTTGTATCTGCTCAAAATGTTTGTTAAATTTCATGGTGTCAATGTACCACTATTATTCTGTAATAGTCAACTGGTATTTTAAAATTTATTTTTACCAAAGATGTTCTCAAATAAATCACCTTTGCCGAATGCCCGATCAAACTTACTCTGTGTGCTACTCGCACTTCCAGCTAACGCTTTACCGTTAGCTACACCTTGGCTATGCGCCTTATCCCATATGTCATCAAATAACTTATGAAAAGCCACAGGGGTAAACTGTGTCTTCTTTGTAGACAGTCCCGGGTTCTTCTTGGTGAGCCTGGCCCAGTATTCTTCTTTATACATTATGCACCTACTTTGCCAAACATAGATCCACACATAACCAGCTTATCCAGCTGACTCTGCTCATTTTCAGGAGTTAAAGTCTTACGATTCACACGTAGTGTCTTACCCCTGTAGCGAACTGCTACAATACTACCATCCTGGCTAATCACTTTACCAGTTCTTGTGGTAAACGTTACGCTACTACCTATAGCCCGTCTATGCATCCACGTTACGCGTTCATCGGCCACAAGTTCTCTAACCTCTTGTGGCTCACGAGATTTTACAACCGTTAAACGAATCTTGTTAGCCTCTCGTTTATTAATCTGTTCTCGGCTTGCAATTGACTCCGAAGATGTTACCGTGAATGGGTCTCCATACATACTCATTTATTACTCCTCTGTCAGATTTATATACCCATTATTTCTTACGAGTACAAAAAAAAACCGGAGTGTTTTATTACTCCGGTCGTCTTTTAATGTTTACGGTGCTTCCGTTTATCCCAAACTGCGAGAGCTTCAGCACGAGTCATTCCGTTATGCTCCATCATATTTTTAACTTTTCTATGACAGAGACGGTTAGATGCCCAGTATTTAACGTGGGTAGGCCTGTTAGCCTTACAAGCTTTACTTCTCTTAGTCTTCTGAGCAGCAGCCATGTGTACCTCCTATAAGCAGCATTATTGCGTACCTATAGGTAGGGTGATCGGCTCCAGCGTATTACTTTCATTACGTAGTTCTCCGCTTGGCCCGCTTAGTGACCGTCTTTGTTTCTTTATCAACCTTATCGGTCGTGGCTCCCATATTACACGCACGCATCTTACTACTATCTGAGTCGGACAACCATTCTACTTTCAGTCCGTATATCCCCCAGTCCTCAAGCACTGCAATAGGGCCGTCTATGAAAATTGTGTCTAGAAATTCTGGACCTAGCTCATCCATTGTGCAATTACACAAATCAAATGCTTTTAGTTTAGTTAATCGTAATGTATCAGGGCTTACGCCATTCTCCACGTATGCAAATTTAATTGCTGCTATTACTTCTATTCTGAAGTTTGTATCTTTCATTGTTGTGCCTCAAAATGGCACGCCCTGTGAGACTCGAACTCACATCGTCCACCGTGACAGGGTGGTGCCCTAACCAATTAGACCAAGAGCGTAATAAAATCAGACACCCTTTCTTTTACGAGGGTTCTGACGAAATCCGCAAGCTGGACACTTGCTTGTTTTAGAAACGAGCGCTTCGTCACAGGCTAAACACCAGTACTTCGTTCGTTTTGCTGTCATAGCACTTTCCCTATTAGTTTTACAATAGTCTTCACTATCTACATCATATGCGGGTGCCATATATTCTCCTAATGTTGTCTGAGTTTTAGTCTCAAATTAACCGTGTGGTTATATTAACATTAATATGTTTCGAATTGCAATAACAAATTACTAACCAGCATATGTGTACTGGCTAGTAATCCATACTTTCATATTTGTTCCTATCTCTTTAACTAAATTGGAGCCCAAGGTGGGGATCGAACCCACGGCATCCTGGTTACAAATCAGGTACTCTACCAGCTGAGTTACTCGGGCCTTTTAATTTCAAAATATGTGTGTATGATACCTGACGTACCTATAGCAGTCAAGTAGGTAAGCAATGTTGGAGCCACTAATAAAGTGAAGCATAATGCAAACCATGTTGTCATACAATACGGACAACCCATCCAGGTTGCCAGCTTTGGTTTCGCCAAACCTACATAATCGATCACATCATCAGACGTAACCGCATGTTCCTGTGGCACCACACGCACGATCCAGTTGGCTGTAACCCAACCGTCCACGTACACCAGTACATACGTCAAAAAGAACGTACCAATGCCCACGCCTACGCCAGCTATGAATAGATCTATCATCTACGTGCGGCTCGTCTACTCGGGCCGCCCTTACCACGCAACTGACCAAGCTGCGTTATGGTATGCACGATGTCAGGATCACGTTCTTTTTGGTTCATGTACCAAGTACAGTATCCCCAGTCCGTGTCAAATGGTAATCCTTTGTGCTTACCGAACGGCCACGTAGACAGGACCATAGGTTTATCAACCCAATCCATTATAGCCTTATAATCAGTCTTATCACTTATACCTGCCTCGTCAGGGATCATCTCGCACATACGAGTGAAGATCCTGTCCGTCAGTATGCAGTCATCCAGTGCATCGTGCGCCTGCCGCGTCGCCATAAGGAACTCAAGCTCGTCCGGGAATAGATATACGAATATCGCATCTACTGAAAACCCACCTATTACCTGACGCGATATGAGCTTCTTAGCCATCCTGAATGTGCACAGCTTATGCGTTGGTACTATACCTGTGTGGCGCTGCAGCACCTCTACATCAAATGATATATTGTGTGCTACCACTACCGGCGCACTGTCTGTGCATACTAATCTGAGGTAATCATCAAACGCTGTCTTAAGCTCAGCTACCTCAGGGTATGCCTGCACCGCCTCATTGCTTATACCGTGAATAGCAGTTGCTGCCGGCATTATAGCCACGTGTGGGTTGCAATGCATATTAAAATTGTCGCCAACCGGGTTATACACTGCCAGCTGTATCAGTCCGCAATCCGAAGGGTTCGCGTCTGTTGTCTCTGTGTCTAATACTATGTACATTAAGTATCCTTTCGTTCTTTATAATGTTTCGTTACGTCGTGCACGGTCTCTTCCGTTGCGTTAAAGCATACGTATGGTTTACCGTCCATATCTGATTCAGGATTATAGTAGACCTCGCAGCCCTGATGGACTAGTGCGACTATCAACCTATCTTTATGTTGCTGAGATTTTATCTCTATTGCTACTTCATACCGTTTCACCGTCTATCCTTTCATTTATAAAATGGTGCGGGTAACGGGAATCGGACCCATATGACCACGTTGGCAACGTCGCGCACTACCATTATGCTATACCCGCTTAAATTGGCGCCCGATGCAGACTTTTACTGCCTCAAAATATTATCATATACCTCGGACGTGATCACAGTATATGAGGTTCTCCCACACTTTTGGAAGGCGTGGTTAAAATGGAGCAGGTAAGGAGAATCGAACTCCTATAGACAGATTGGAAATCTGGCGCTCTACCATTAAGTTATACCTGCAAAATTATATACGCTACTCAGGTACTTCAATAATCTTAACTTCAGCTTCCTTAGCGGCAGCGGCAAGTAACGCACCGTACGTCTTATATTTACCTGACCATCCCTGGTAATCACCACGAGGCTCATCATCACTAATGACTACAGTGTCGTCAACGACCTTTATGCCAGTTTTCATCATACTACCGAATACGTAATCACCATAGTACTCACCATTATCTTTGTTGCGATTTCCAGGGTAATCACCGTCAGTTCTAACGTTATTGAGTACCTCATCCGGCGTAACTGAACTACGCGCTTGAAATATTCCCATACCCGCCGGATCGCCACATGCCGCATAAGCTAACCAAAAATACTGTTTTACTAACTCTGCTACGTTACCTTCTACTTTGTATGTCTTACTCATTGTAATATTTCCTATTCGTTTGTTGTTAAATGGTGGAGGTAGCCGGGATCGAACCGGCGACATCTTGCTTGCAAAGCAAGTGCTCTACCAATTGAGCTATACCCCCTAAAATCCGCGGAACAATCCACGGTAATATTAATAACATGCCTAAATAAATTTAGATCTAATGATTTAGAATTGGGTGGGCACCAAAGGCTTAAACGGTGTTATCCAAGTTACCCCCAGCTTCAAGGGCCCATTTCAGATGCGGTATGTTATAAAGGAGTCCTTAGCATCATCGTATCTCACTTTGGTCGCTGGGGCGGGATTCGAACCCACAACCCCCTCAGTAGACGTCATACTTATCGAGGAGGCATCACCCTTCCGATGACTCTGCCAATTGGTCTACTCGCTCGGGTTGTTAATCATAGTGTCGTTCATTCTGTAGATCAGATATAATGTTATCACGTACAAGCTCATAAGCTACTTCCAATACATCATTCATTTCAGTCATATCTGCTTTAAAGTCTTCATAGGTCTCAAACCAACCTGAGTACGTATACCGCCCCTCAAATATAGCGTCAGTAGGTTGGAATCCTAACTTAGGTAACAACTTGTCGTCCTTACTAAAACTAGTCACGTATACCAGTATATGCCCAGTATCAGTGATATAGCCTTCTACAATTGAACTACACCCTGTAACGTTAGTTATTGCATTCCATATGTTATGCCTGGCCACCCAACCGTACGTTTTAATAGCATAGTTACGCAGAATTTCATTACGCGTATTAATCACATCTAGAAAATCAACGGTAGACTTTATGCCGGCCTTTGTCAGGTTTATGGTACACTTACCCCATAGTGTGTTATTGAACACATCAGGTTTATCTGTAAATGAAGCTTTTCTTCTGTTCATAGTTTGTCCTCATTATAATGGTGGGCCTCAAGGGACTCGAACCCCCAATCCCGAAGGCACGCGGGCTTAAACCGCGTGTGTATGCATTTCACCACCGGGCCATTAATTACTTATTACGTCCACAAAACGTCTTAGTCTGACTATTACAATTAGGACAAAGCATACGCAGATTAGTTAACCTATTATCATTATGTATACCGTTAATATGATCTAGCACCATAACTATCGGTTCACCTCTCCACATACCGTCTTGTCCACATATGGCACACTCATTAGTTAATAATTCTAACTTTAGTAACCTTCTTTTAAGGCAGCTACGCGGGTACGTTGACTGTTCCACTAGTACGTCATCAAGTTTTGGTTGTTTAGACCACGAATGCGTTTTACCCTTCAAGTATCCTTGCCCAGTAAAGTGTTCAATACTTATATCAAACTGTTTTAATTGTCGCTTAAGATGTGCATGTAAACCACCAGACTGTCTTGCGCCTAATTTACGTATCACACCAGCCATTGATGTGCTATCGGCTACCACTTCTGTTAATATCTCTTTTGTATATTTCATAATGTATTAAACTATAACCTATACAGCTGTGAGTGTCAAACACAAGTTTGCTACTTATTGGTAAGTCTTACACGTTTAAAAATGGTGGGCCTGAAGGGATTCGAACCCCTAACATTTTGCTCCTAAGGCAAACGCGACTGCCGATTGCGCCACAGGCCCATAAAATCATTTACGTTTAATACACTCCACTAACAGTAGCATAGTAATCATCCATCCAATCTTCCCAGTCTTCATTCTCATACTTACTCCGTGTTAGATATACTGGTTCATCGTTGCTATCAAAGTATATTGCTTTCTGTGTTTCAACAGACAGCCCTCCCATGGTCTCAGTATCAGCACGTAGGTCGTCAAAAACTTCTACCGGTCTATCACCTACTTTACCACTCCATTGCCACTCCCAACCGGAAGGGCGTAACGATCTTGATTCAAGCTTATCCAGTATAGTCTTTGTTGCATCAAATTTGTTATTCGGCATTGTTACCGCCTATACGTCGCATCAAACGTGATACGTCATCTCTACGTTTTTTAATAAAACACTCAGCGTGCGTGGTAAACAACCTAGTATAATCTCTAGGACTACCACCGTACTTACGAGCACGCTCAGCAGCACTTGGTGCAAGTACTATTGGATCTCCACATATTGTGCAGTTCATATTTCTCCTTAATAAAATGGCAGAGGGAGGGAGGATCGAACTCCCACACCCGTATAAGGGGCGTACTGTTTTCAAGACAGGTGCCGTCGCCAGCCATCGGCTGGTCCCTCTTAAAATGGAGGAAGGAGTGGGATTCGGACCCACGGGAACGTATTGCAGAACCACTGATTTAGCAAACCAGCACCATAGGCCATACTCGGTCACCCTTCCTAAAATTATTCTATCAATCGTCATACATGTTGGATAGACGCATGCATGCAGGTAAGTCACGTCCACCCTGGTGTGCATCACGATCCAAAACAAATTTGGATGTCTCAACAGCTCGGTAACCAATAAACCTATAGTCAGTCCAGCCGTCCATGCCGCGATCCTCATAAACCTCTACGAGCACTATGCTATCATAATTTGATGTACCGTGAAAGTCTGGTAGCTTACGTAAGAAGTCATAATTTACAATCTCACCGTCTACCATATATACACCAGTACGAAATACACGTGCCTGCCTTGGTGCGTATAACCCAGGTTTAGTAACCAAATGGTGCTCAGGTATACTAATAGCGTAATCGTCCGTCGTAGCGATACGCCCTATGTCTACATCATCAATCAGCATGAGCTTACCTAACTCAAATCCACTAGTGTTGTTCGCCTCAAGTTGCGTTTTAACATGCATGAGCGCCTCCGTCACTATCCTTGACGCTGCATTGAGAGCGTCCCTCATAACGTCATCATCGGACCCGGAGTTATCAGTGATATCCATAATCTCTATTAATGATTCTTTTGTAGTCATGCTACACCTCTTTCGTTGTTAAAATGGTGGCGAGTGATGGAGTCGAACCACCCGAGCCGAAACAAGAGATTTACAGTCTCCCCCGCTACCCCTACGGAATAACTCGCCATTAAAACTATTCAAATGTCAAAGAACAAAAAACCCGCTACAACTAAAAGCTGAGCGGGTTAAAATCGTATACAATACAGTTCACCCAACCATCAGCCTGTGCCGAGGGACGCGTATAGTGAACTATATAATGTGTTTTTCATGCGGGTATCGTATTACAACTGTGCAAACGTTGCAACCCCTAAATTAAAAAATTATTTATTGCTTGTTAAAAAGCCCACGCCCCCGATAAACAAGGAGGGGCGTGGGCTAGGGGGCACTGAATTAACAGTGCGCTTCCACCATCCAGTTTACTAACTGGCAAAATTATTAAGGTAGTACGTAGGAGCACTCAGACATAGGTGCTTCAATACATCTGTTATCAGGGTGCTCTGGTGATATGTACTCTGTGCCATCTAAAGCAAGTATACCATTACCATGGTCTATATCATATATTGTACGTACAACATCCTGGTATTTTACCTTTTGACCTAACGTCCATTGAGTAGCCCCGCGCAGTAATGCGTCTACCGTTGTGTTGCGTGACTCTCTAAACGATTCAGCGATCATTGAATCAGCCAACAGGTATGCATCGGTCGCCATATCTTCAGGCTTATCTAGATCATACCCATTTTTACGTATGTTAATACATAACTGCTCAACTATACTAATAGCCAGATCATCTCTATTTTTTATATCAATCATGCCAATCTTCCTTAGTAGATGAGTCTGATTCCTCAATAAGCGCGTCAGCCAACTTAAACGCCGCGGCTGCCAACTCCTTTGGTTCACTTATATTAACGCCATTACGTCCAGCGTTAACTAGCAGAGCCATAGACATGCTAACAGCTAACTCATCTCTTGCTTCTGGATCAATCATAATATCTCCTAGTCCGGGGCATCAGCCCACTCTTTGATTTCGGCCGCAACGCTTGCGGACATTTCGGGTTGTTTGTCACCATCGTACTCACCACAGATGGCTCCTACGATTAAATTTTGTGCCTCTTTAGACATGAGGCTGAATGGCGTTACACCACTATCATTGTCAGGCGCTAAGTCAGCAGACGCTGTTAAAGCCATTACCGCCATAGTTCCCCATAATGTAATATCTGGCATGTTGTACCTTTCTAGACACTATTTGCATCTTTTGCATCAACCATACAATGAGCTGTGACAAGCGGGTCAAAGTCATCGTACAGCTGCGCAAGGTCAGATATTATAGCCACTGCTGCACCATCTGCCTCTCTATCCCTTATCTCTTCAATAGCCTCATCATTCAGATATGGGAACTCTTTATAGAACCATCCTGGCTCAGCTTCATATACTACATACATAATGTATCCTTATAGGTTGGACGGGGTAGAGGGAATCGAACCCACTTAACAAGATTTGCAATCATGCGCATAGCCACTCTGCCATGCCCCGTATTAAAGATTGTTTACGATAGCTTTAGCCATCTCTATTACTTCAGCGTCTGTTCCGTCATTCTTAGCATAATTAACAATACAAGCAACATATCTTACATTACCTTTGATGTAGCCCTTTGAACTATCTATTCGATCAAGACTAGCGTGCTTATGTGATGGACCAGAACGCCATCCGGCTGTGGAGTTAGGTAACTGTAGCTTCCAACCAGTTAACGGGCATATACCAGACTGGTCTTCCCACAATTTCTTAAGCCACTCAGCCGTAATATCATGATAGTCGCCACGCCATTTACGATATCTGCACCTAGCTATAAACCACTTAAATGGTGTTAATACAGTTCTCCTATTATCAGGACATAATCTATCAGCGTCCTCTGGTTTACTATACTTACCACCAGTATTTCTAACTATAACCGAACAGGAATGACCACAAAAATTTCTACGCCCTAACTTAATTGATCGTTTATACTCCTTTAATGGCCTATTAAAAGTATTATTACACCCAGGATTGTCGCATGTCAATTTAACTGTCTTCATAATCCACCTCCAACAACAGCTTAACAAACTGCAGTGGAGGTGGCAAGAGTTAATTTACATTTAAATTGGTGGAGGTGGGCGGGAACGATCCGCCGTCTTTAAAATTATTAAACTATGCTTGTACGTGTGTATCCACATTATTGGTCGGTAGAGTGGCCACCGTTTAAACGTCTTTCCGCCAGCGTCAGGGCTGCATTCGCAATCTTCCACCGGAGTGCCCATCCAGTTCCACGTCTACTCCGTGGTGTCCTTCCCTGTTTGTTTAACCTCAAGCATGGTTAGGGACCCAATACTTTTTTGGTGCCTGCTCGTTAGAGCGAACTTACGCAGCACAAAGTGCTGGTGTGGCTAACTCATTAGAGCCAGCCAGCATCGCAGCAAATTTACTACCCAGTTCACGGGCGTGTGTTGTCAGTGTTTTAGCACTTATGTTTTCCGGTTTTTTAAAGAGGCCAACCAGACCCTCTACACGTATCATAATCCCTTAATTTCAAATCGAAACCAAGTCACCCCCAAAGTGTGTGCCGACCGAAGCCGGAAAAGGGTGGGATGCCATAAGAACATTACCATATTATGGCACCCCGATTTTATTTTTATGAAAAATAAGTACACTGTTAGTGTGTCTGCGTTAACCGTTTCAGTTTTAATTAGCCGGTGTTTTACCATTGAACTAATTGGCCAAATATGAACATCCGCACGCGGGTGCTCATGGTGACCAATACGGGAGTCGAACCCGTGCTTCCAGCGTTAGTTTTTGAACGTCTAACCAGTATCACTTGTAAAGTGCCTCTGAATAAAATTGACTGAGCAATAGTTTCAGTTTCATGCACGAACAACTATCTCTTACCTCGCAAGGTTTTTATAGAATCCGTGACTCGTAATTCTGAGCTTAAGTCTAAGCTTTCTCAGAAATTGTTGTGGAGTATATACCTACTTAAGGGTTCCTGCAAGTATATATTCAGAAATCTTTTTACCGATGTGTACATCAGGTACTTCGGTGCTATTTGCGCGTTGGCGTGCGGCCTGTATTGCATTGAACAGTTTATCTACTCTGCCAAGCAATTCGGACTTCTCAGCCTTACTCAGGAACCCGTACCATCGATATGTGATTGTCTGACCGACGTTAATCGTCTCATTCCACTTTTCGATCTGTGCCGGAAACTCCTTGGTAGCATTAACGAGAATCTTACTCTTCCAGTCTTTAGCGGTCTTGAACTGGGTATCAGGAACTACCTGCAGCCATACACCATCTTGATCATCTGACCGTTCATACTTCTTACCCGGTGGCAGAGTCGGTATAAAACCGAGAATCTGACGAAACTGCTTAATCTCTGATTCCATCGCCAGGAGCGTCGTAGAGGGCACGGAAACCAATAGTGATACATTGTCTACCACAACGTCAGCAGTGGCCTCCTGGTTGGCCTGGTCCACCTGTATGGCAGCATCCCAGTAGTTAACCAGGTGTGTAAGCGTATATTTCAGCTTATCTGCAATTGTAGAGTCGATTTCTTTTGTGACATCGGTACCCTCTACTGGTACCTTAAGTTCATCAAACGGCATATAAACTGTACGACTTCCGGAGAACCGGTCGGCCTTACCGAATGCTTTCTGGGCTTCGACCAGCATTTCTTTCTTCAAGGCACGCAAAGAATCGCGTACCGGCAGTACTTCATGAATTACAGACATATTATGTCTCCTTCTTATTTTGTGGTTTATCCAACGCCTTACCAGCGACCCTTGCACAGGTATCTCGTAAAGCATCAAGTGATTTGTTTTCATGTATATCTGACCCGGCATCTTCAAGCTCGTCAGATAATACGGTTTCATAAATTTTCTCAAGTGCATCTTTATACACGGCAGCGTCACATTTATTGCTATGTGACTCCATAGATCTTATAGACCATGCCAGTCCCAGGAGGTACCTGTCAGATACAGGTTTCTTTGTCAACAATCTGTTAAGTGTGCCAGCACATATTTCACCGAGCCGGTTACCCTCGATTGCGCAGGATGCATACGATTCAAGATACAGCATAAGCCCAGTGTATGGTAACGCAGCTAAATAATTTAATGCGCTCTTCGCCGCTGGATGGGCTTCGCCCTGCAGCAAAGTTGTTCTTAGTTCTTCAGCATTATCTTTTTCTATTACAGACAAATCTTTATCCTTAGTAGACATGTTGATTCCTTTTTTTACAGGTTTTCTCTTTTTCTCAAAATGGTTTACTATAATATATTTATATATTATACGCGGCTACACCCTGAGGGTGTGCGTATCGCGTATCGCAAAATAAAGGTCTAATACCTCAAAATGTACCTACTTTATGTAAGTGCTTATATATCAATCCTTTGCTACTTAATTTACGATACACCCACCCCCTATTTTGTGTACGTATCGGCAGATAACCGTACTAGACCTTTGTCACCTTTACATAGTGGATGCTATGGTGGGGGGTATCGCATTTATAACCCTTATTTATGCGATACTCTCACCAGCGGTATGGTGTATGTATCGCGTTTATAGCCTATATTTGTACGATACACCCATAGTGTGTACCATGGGTGTATCGCAAAATTTGGCACATAAACTGTTAAACTTCTATAGTTTTCCTACGTTGTTTGGCATGTCTTTTGCGACCTGCCAACCGTACTTTATATCCCATTGATTCACGCTCTTTATCACCGTCAGGCATAATAGTATTAGCACGCATAAAACCGACTGATACAGGAGATTTACATGTACCGCTAGCCTCAATTATTAAACCGCTACAGTAATTATATCTGCCTGAATTACAGATGCATCTCTGTACTTGTTTAGTAGTCTTATACGGTCTTATGACCCTTCCGGCCTCGGTGCTTCTTTCGTTAATACATACAGCCTTACTATCCATAGGATCTGGATTCCAGTGATCTGGTGCGTGCTGTGACGGGTACACACCCCATACTCTTGGTACCATTGATACTGCATCAAGAACTGGATATTGACTCGTATACTCCTGAAACATCTGATCAATAACAGGATCATCAGGATGCATTTGTATAGGTGCTGCCCATTGCCATTGTAGCTCCGCCGGTCCCATACCATTAGCTTTACGTCGCATCACACAATCCTCGTGCATGCATATGAACCTACCACCGCTTAACACTTTGACCTTATTACCAAGCTTACGGTTTAATTGAAACGTACTACCACAATCAGGGCACACCCTGAATCCAGGTATATGGTTTACTATTGAACCTTGCTTAATTACTTTACCGGTTGTTCCATCCATTCTAAATGGCGCGAATAACAGCTCGGTTACACGCAGTTCCTGCATGAATGTCTCAGGGGATACTAAACCCCTTAGTCCATATTCTGGGCCTATAACTATGCGTCCCATATGACGTTGATGCGCCGATACAGTCAGTCGTCCCTTGCGCACCTTCTCACCGTCAGGCGCAAACTCCGATCTGCGTATTGGAAATTCTATTGCCACGATTCTTGCTGTACGCGGTGGTGTAATTGATTTACTCTTTTCCTCCACTTTGTGTACAGGTGTTATTTGTTCCACGCTACCGTTATCTACTTGAGATGTTATTTCTTTCTCAATCATCATCCCAATATTTGGACCAATAAGTATGTCTTCTTCTTTCATTGTATTCTCCGTGTGCGGGTTGTCTTAAATTACTTAGGCGTTAGATACTTTAAGCATCCATACTGCTTTTAGGGTATCCCCTAATTTTTCAGCTTCTTTGAATGTTTTTGTGATATCTTTATCGCCATAAGGTAATACGATTATGTCTGGGCATCCACATCTAGTGCCGATACCGATTAAGTTTTTTGGTTTATCCAGCTTGCCAAACCGCTCTTCCCAACCATCAAACTGATCAGGGTATAAGTTAAGCGGCGTATACTCTCCAAGCCATCCACCAGTCGTGTTATGGTCTAGCCATGATGCTGCATCGTCATGCGACCATTTTAGGTCATCGTGATAATAGTCATACGCTTTATTTATATTATATGCAAATATGTATTCTTTTATGCCCGTTTCTACACGCGGGATAATAACACCCTCAACAGTTTTAACATGTATATCAGGGTAGAAAATAATATTGCCAGCAGTAAGCAATTTTATAGACTCCGGCTGGTCAGCCAACCATTCTGCATAGTATTTATTTTTAACGTTCATACATAAAAAATCCTATTATCCATAAATTAGAATAACCCGACCCCCACAATGGGAGCCGGGTTTTAATAACGTGTAGCACTTAGCCAGCAAAAGCTTCAGCAGGCAAGTCGCTAAGCGAGTGCATTGTCATAGCTGGAGTAGCTTCTTCAACGTGAACCGTACGGTGTTCTGAGTTAACAGAATGATCTACAATTTTGTCACCTTCCACGGTCAACGGTGGGGCTACCTCCTGTAACTCTTCCACTGTTTCTTCAACCTTTTCAGGTTCTTTCACAGTTTTATGGTCACGATACAGACGAGAGTCAATGGTACGATGTGCTTTTGTTCCACGTATGGTATTACCATACGCTAAAGTTGCTATTCCGATAATCTTACCTACAAAGCCAGCAGCCTCCAAAATTACGCTCGGCCCTAATATTGCCAGCCCTAACCCTTGCACTGTCCAACGGGTTGGTGTAGTAATTCCTGTAACGGCTGCATGGCCACATGATGCTAATAATGATTTCTTTTTCATACAATATTCCTTAGTTTGAATTTAATCGTATAGACGTCATAATTAACGTCTTCGTTACTATATTATAACCATATTGGTGCAATAATTAAGGTATATTACGACAGCATTAATTTAGGTAATAAAGCATATTTAGTATACATGAATACCTCTATGCTCTTCCTATCATCCGATAATTTGATATGCCCACATATAGGAGACACCGCCGCTACCTTATCTGTGTTTTCTTCTAATGGTTTAGCTAGCTGAGGACCTATACTATTAGTTAACGATTTAAGCCGATCAGCGAGCTTATTCAGCATTAATTGCGTATTGCATACACTTACATCTTCATAAGGTATGGTGATCTTAGGCGTCATTAAGCGTACAACCGGTCTGCCATACTTTATAACGTTATCATCAATCGGGTCTAGACGACCCGGTAGATATAACATCTGAGTACTAGGCTCGCCATCAGTGTCGATAACATCATACGGTTTAATTTCATCTTCACGTATATTAATTACACGCTCACTTAATTTTTCATGTTTAATTAAGTAATCGTACCAAAGCGCAGAGCATAGCTCCGACATTGGTACTTCAATCATGTTACTGAACATTTGAACAGTTTTTGTTACCATATCTAATGCCAACATTAATTTATTAGGTAATTCTTCGTACATAATTATCTCCTTACACGCAGATCTGGTGCCAACGCACTATTGTCTGCAATTTTGATATTGGTAGTAATACCGTCATTGGCGCGATAGCCAACGACATCCTGTCAACCTGGAACGCACCTGCGCCGCCTTTCTTAACAAACCGTGTCAGCTTAGATGTAGGTATCCAGCCACCTACATATATATTCTGTACATCGATAATATTACCGTTTTTGTCTTTAGCCCCTACAACGTATATGGCTAGTATAGCATGTTGACTCAGCCCGCGTTCTTTGCGTAACTGACCCGCCGGTACTATTATTTGCTTGTCTACTATATCATTATCGTGTACCAGGGACACCGCCGTTGATATGCCTATTAGCTTTTGCTCCGCGTCCTCACACATACACTCAACACCATGTTCAAGTGCACTGTCAAGTTGATCGATATAGTCATCTTCACTCATATCCACCACTTTACGTAATACGGCACTACCGATCGATTTGAGTTGACCTGTGCTTATATTTTTGAACCTTGTGTTTGGTGTGCTTATACAATTGTTGAGCTCATCCTGAGATAGTTCAACTGTTTCAATATCACGTTTATCTACCATGATTAATTCCTTTTTAGTCGGTTACATTAATGTGCGTAATTGTTTTTTAGGTTTTACTTCGCCTTTATCAGGTGTAACGATAATATCTTCTATCTTACTATTAGGCGCTAGTTTATTTTTTTCGTTGCCCGGCCATCCGGCAATAGATTTCTTTATGCTCATCTTAGCAAACTTTGAACAGTGTGGTAAAGATGATGAATCAACCATTTTAGGCGGGAACTTTTTTAGACATTCTAAAACCGCATCATCTAAAGTCAGATGCGCGTATGTCTTTTTTAACCGGCTATTCTTTGAGCAATCCATAAACGTTAACTGTTTAGTCTCAAAGTAGTTATGCAGTATTCGTAGTTCTTCTACTAAACTATTATATAGGTCTATATTCCATTTTTGTTGTAATTTGCTCAATTCTGTTTTATGTGCATACATAGCACCGTCAGTAGCCCCGCCAAAGTCAGAACCACCAAGAATTATTTTTCTAATACCTAACTGGTATAGAATATGAATAGCAGACATTAGCGTATTGTGATACCAAGGTACACCGCTATGTTCATCAAGATATTCTGACCAGTCAATATTGGATGATTGTGTATAGAAGAATATATTAGGCATATCGAGATACTTCAAGCCGCCATACTCTTTCCCTAATTGTGTGTTAGCATGGCCTATCGGGGCCATCTTCATTATGGTAGGGTCAAGTAGTATTTGTGGCTCGTAGCACTCAGGCTTATCTGAGCTTATCCAAAGGGTAGGCCTGAAGTGTACCGCAGCATTATTTATCGCTACAGTAAGTACACCTCGTTGATTCAATAAATGTATAGACTGTTCACGCAAGCTTGGCGCTCCACCGATCAGCATAGCCGTTTGGCCTTCGAATAGATCTGTAAGGTCCGCAACTCTACTGGTTCCGTGTGCATCAGGTCTCAAGAAAATCATTCAACGTTACCCCCGTATTATCATATATGTGCAAAGCACGTCTTCCTATACTAGTTATTTGAAATAAACTAATAGGTCTCCCAGCTTTATCGTTTAATAGTTTAATGCTAGAAACAAGCATATTAGCGTCGATCATATCTTTAATAAGGTTTGCGTGTCTTGAAACGTAATTTGATACCCTTGCACGATTATTTGAATTAATTAACGTGTGTGACCGTAATGCTGCAAATTTACCTATGTCGTCATACGTTACACCGGCCGGACTTACGAATGCCGATCTGAGAAATACAACTGACATAGGACTACTGCATAACAGTTTTACGGGCAGAACCAAATATTCGGTGAGTTCTGTGTTTTCTTCCATAAACATCTCTGACATTTAGTACATACTCCTTCCATGTTCATTGTACCTGCATCACACGGGCACGTCTGTAGCTTAGGCGGTTTAACAGGCCAATCTATATCTAACTTTGTTGCGTGCTTACGTGCAGCTGTCCAGCGTTCCATAAAGTCGTTTGACTTAGTAGGCGATAGGTAACATACCCTTAGGTTATCTTTATAAAACATATCGTGATACTTATAATAAGCAGTCATACCATCACACATGTTACACGCGTCGAGTGACACATACATAGAAAGGTTATCAACTACTGATAATATTGGTAACACGTTAAATGTTCGTGTGTACGCCCAAAACTTAATATCAGGGAATGACCACATAGCATTAACGGCTGCACGTGCATACTCATTTGAGAAGAAGTCGCCAGACCAGTGTATCCTGTAATTCAAAAACGGTTCATAGTCCTTAAGTCGGCTAGCTCTACGAAACTCTGCAGATCTGAACCGAGCAAACTCTGTTTCCATCATATCCTGCATTTCATCTTGCGGGGCATTCATCATGATATCAGTATTATGCTTTAATACATTTTTTACGCCGACGTACGCTTTCATAAGCCCGTCTACATAGCATACCATGTTCTTACACCCTTTCTTAATCCAGCAACACCCACCTTCTCCGTGTGTTGCGCCGGGACACGTTACAACTGGTAGTAACCCAAACGTTTTCCTCTGTCCCTTCCAGTTGCGCGTTTTACGATCACAACTGGGTTTAATTACATCTGTCATTAAATTATTCCAACAATTGACTTAGCCTAAACGCCAAGTCGTCTCAGTAATACTCTGAGTTTATTTATGTAAACTGATTTGTCTTCATTGCACGCCCACGCTTTACCGTTTGCGCCTATTTGGTTTCTTAAGTTATTGTTGTTGTATAATAGTGTAATATTCTCAATCATCTTCTTATAATCACATGGATCAAAGAACAAGCAGTGTTGAGTATGTATCAATTGCTCGCTTAAAAAGCCTGATTTTTCACAGACTACTGGTATACCAACCGCTAAAGCTTCTACGACGGTTTTTGAGTACGGACTACGATAATTTGGTTTACCATATCCTTGTACTAGAATGTCTAAAGATCTTATTATAGAACTATTTTGAGTGCCTACAATACGACCTAATCGTACCGTTCTTCCCGACATACCAGCTATAGATTTTAATTCATCTACATATTTATCTGGTGCGGACACATATATAACTGTGCCCTTTGGGGCGAATGCAATAAGTTTCCTAACTAGTTTAAGTGAATACTGACCATCATAATCAGTATTTACGAATCCTATAGTAAACTCTTTATTGTTACGCTTAAGTCTTCTTAGTCTTCGTACGTTTATAGCAGGATGTATAACTTCAGCATAATCCGGCGGATGTGTGTCCCACATGTGGCTGTGATTATATCTACCATGCCTACGTGCATAATCAGACGCTACGGCAACTATGTCAGCTTGTACGTTCTTATCGTAATTACCATATGAGTAATAGATAGAAGGTATAGCCTTACCCAGTCCTCTGTGCTGTAACGTATTATGCAACATGGCTGCGTCGAAGCCACCACATTTAAGCATGTCATCCGTAACCCAATCCGTACTATACTCAACAGTCGGGTTACCCTCAGCAGGCACGTGTACAGCTCTCACGTCAGCGCCATCATTTCTGAGAACGTTTAGTGTATTAAGATCGTGTGAACTGAAACAGCCCTCAAAGAGCACAGTGTGATGATACTCTTTAAGGCTACTAACAACATTAATCATATTAGTAGTAACGCCATTGATACAAAGATCGGGCATAACATGTACAAGTCTTCTCTTAACACTAGTCTGTATCATTCCGTCATATCCTGCTCGCAAGGTAGCATTGTACGTTTAATAGCCTCCGCTATAATGGCTTGTTCTCTATCAGATACATCATTAGCCGGCATATCTGACATAAAAATCTCATCAGAAGTATTTTTAAATTGAGATTCTAATGAGAACCCATACTTGGTAGCATGAAGGCTGAAACCATCAAGTCGTACATCATCTTTGTCTTTCCAAGCATGAAACCCTGGTATGCACCCTGGCTCGTTGTCCAATAGCAGATCATAGTCTACGTCTACACCGTATACTATTAGTACATCACCATCAGTGCATCCTAACTGGCGTATAATACCCCTTGCTAGCTTTCTAAGATCCAATGGATTATTTATACGTATGTGTGTAGGCACATCGGCCCAATCACATTGCGACATTACACTATATATTTCACTAGACATATTATTACCTACTTATTTAACGTTACAGCAAACATGGAGTCCTTAGATGGATCTAATCTACCAGCGGCATAGTTCGTTTTCTTATTAGAATCTTTGAAGTCCTTGACCTGTTTAGCCGCATCATCAATTACCTTAGTGAGCTCTGTCGTAAACGTCCATGACCCGTTTTTAGTAGCGTTAGACAAAGTACAGAATCCACCTACGTCCCATCCTGTATTTTTATCGCTTACCAGCTTCATACAGCTGAAGTCTTTATTAGCTTTTACTACAATAGCTTTGCTAGCGGCTTTTAATACCTTGGATAGCCTATTTATCCAACAATACGTCTCTAGAGCACTAGCTGTACCATCATGTATAACGTGTGCACCGTTAACAAGTGTAGTCGTATCAACGTCACGTAACACGTTCAATACATCATTATTAGTTATCATATTAACCTCCTATTGGTTGTTTTGTCCATAATGTGAACTGTTCATCACTATCTTTTATTACTAATTTCATCTCATCGTAAGTTGCATATACCTGAAACACTGTACCCATAGGAACACCTGCAGCCACTACCGCTGTCTCCATAAGGTACCTTTCAAGCATAGGTTTAGGTAGGCAAGGATACTCTTTACACAACAGTAAGTGTTGGTCATCGAGTGATAAGTTATTAATCCACGCAGTCCTTGCATAGAATGATGGTAAAAGTGACTCAAGGCCTAAGAACGTATTCATAGGCCCCGTCGGGAAGTTAGGCATAACCATTTCTCCGTCCGGGGCCATTTGTCCTTTGGCATACTCTTCCATACACTGTGCAACCAGGAACCTCATTAAAGGATTACCTTAGTAGGCTTACCATCCAGCCCGAGTATGTTAGACTCGTCCGGGAACGTGTAACCTATCTTCTTCATATTAGTCCGAAACAGATCGACAGCCGCAGTTGCCTGATACGCCATCATGTGTATGTCCTCCTCAGTTAGCGTTTCGCCGAGTGACTTATTGATAACTGAAAGGTTAACAGGGCTTTGATCTTCGAAGATAGCAGTAACCATGATACCGCGTACTGGACTGTTTTCAAGCATAGCCATCATTGTGTTATACAACATACCGGCAGCCATCTGTTTATCCATCATACGCTTCTGCATACCAATTACTACATCCATTGCAGGACCCTCAGACATAACATGCCGTATAAGATTACCTTTAGTATCATGAGCCATATTACTTATGGTAATGTACAGCTCATCAGGCTTTATCGTAGACGTATCTACATCTTCACCGTGAAGCTCCTGAAGAATCTCCATAAGCTTAGCCAGTATGATCCACATGTTACGTGAGCACCTAGCCTCAACTGTGGTATGGCAGTTCTCTCTATCACCTACGTATTTTACTACGATATCAACAGGTGTATCCAGTGACACACTCAACTCCGCCGGATCTACTTCGGCAGGTAGCTCAGTATCGTCTGGTACCGGTGGTGCCACTGGCGGTGTCTTTATGGCCTCTTCACCACTCTCGTGTTCAGCCTGCACACCATCCTGCTCTACAGCTGGTGTGTCGAGTAACGGTTCAACGTTTGACATATCGATTTTCTCTACTTTATCTTTTTTCATTCTTATTTCCCTCTTTCGTTTTTGGTACTTGCATCCAATACAGCATACCGGTTAATTCTGGTGATCTACCAGATGTTTGTATAAATGTTAGTCGCATACTACGTCCGACGACCTGTATGTCGTATTGTTCGAGTAATTCTACTACCGTGCTACGTATACACTTAAGAGCTTGATCTATCACACTAAGGTTTAGCATATTTACTGGAGATTGCCACGGTACTGCCCTACACCGTATCTCAACCTTAGTATTAGTGTTATGCTGCGCGTCTTCAATCACAGCATAATGCTTTTCTTTTGAAAGCTCTTTGTCGTCAAGAGCCATACCTAACAGTATATGACCTATGATGGGCATAGCTGTATCGAATGTAAGATTACGTATCCACGTATCTATAATGGCTCCACGAGCCTCTAATAGTAATGCGCTACTGGGCCAAACTTCTTTCTTTTTATCACTCACGTGTAAGTTCCTTTTTTAAGCTTTCCAGTAATAGCGGTGCTACTGCTCTACCAATTGGTGTAAATGTATTTATATGAATTCTGATACCCTTAGGCTTATCTACGTCAGCCACTGTAATATTAAGTGTGAAGTCCCTACCGTATGAAGGAAGCGATACTGCTACCGCCTCGAACACACGAGAGGTAACATCATTATTAAACAGGTGTAACTGCGTTTTCGTAGCCACTGTATATCTCCGGGTTACTCATCTGATGCAGCATTGTCCTATCAACGAGTTTTTCGTACTCAACGTCGTATACCCCATCATGCCCGGCGCCTTTACAGTGGGCCAGTTCATGTAGGATCAGACCGGTACAACGGCTTACAGGATTTGTCATACGTGTTTTACCAAGTGACATAACATTAAATATTACCTGGTTCTGACCATAGTTCATACCCTCTATTTTACTTCCCATCCAATGAGCCAGCTCTACGTTGAACTTGTAGTCACCATATAAATGGCGTACCAGCATTTTGGCGTAGTCCGTAAAGTTCTTGTATACAGGATCTTCTATACCAATACGTGTGAATCCATCAGGCATATTGTTATTAAGTTCACGGTCTTGGATATCACGACTGTATACTTCCTTAGACGTCTGAACGCCGGCTTCGCGTAGTTTGTCATTAACGCTCTTTCCGAACATGCGTGACGGAACCAGTGGCGTATTGTGTCGTGCGGCCTCCTGGTCGCTATCGGCATCGTGTGATTGTATCACGGCATCTTCACCACACAGCCGGTTAAACAGAGTCTTAGTAGTGGATGCGTCCATACGATTATCTTCCATAGCGAGCTTAATGTGGCCCTTGTCCATAGCGTCCATATCGATTATGTCATGGGTTGCATTAAGCATCTCAGCGTAAACGTGCTGTGCAAACGACAGTGGTACCGTAGTTCTGTCTTGAGACAGTGGTATCTTCTGCTGTATGTCAATGTCGTATGGGCCATCGATCTCACATACTGGTAGTCCAAGCTCATACAGGTAAGCTGTGTCTCCACGCTTATAATGTATACGCATATCAGCTTTCCTGGATGTACGAGTCATAACCATGTGCCCGTCAACGTCCTTAAGGAACTCTGTCGGAAGCTTCGCAACGTGTACTCGTAATGGCGCCCGTTCGGGTATAATATCGTTGTTAATCCAGGTTTTTATACCCGATGGTGGATAGAGACGCTTAAGGAAGTCAATACACTTGTTTACCTCACTGTTCTTCCAGCATGGGAATACCACGCTTATAACAGAACCTGATTTACGTTTGGTGTCTTCCTCCCATCGTCCATCTTCATCGAATATTACCGTACCCTTTGTTGTACTGACAACAGCGCTTATTGCTCTGGCCAGTACGATCTTTTCTCCATAGTTGAATCTACCACGCTTTGATGGGTCGCTACGTTTTGACGTAGATCCAAACAGCGTATACGCATCACGTATGTTTTTGAACCCCTCTGGGTTATCGTCCTGTACTGTAAGCGTTGTATGACCACCACACGTTTCTATGGTAACTCTACATACGTTAGAGTCCTCGTCCCAAGCGTTCTGGATAAGTTCCATAGCCATACGTTCTCCAGGGAAGTTAGCGTGCATTTCTGCAAAGCCAGCCGTATCTACTTCAAACCAGTTATTTTTATTCGTCATAGGTTATTCCTCATTTTCTGCTACCATAAAATTTATGGCCTTGATTATTTCCGCCTTGAACTCATCCAGAGTTCCATAGTTTGTAATATGTCTTGTGAACTCCCCATACCGAGAATTTAGTGTGCCCTCACTACTGTGAAGACACGCGCCGTTATCGTCAGTAACATCCGGTCTATCTATCCACCAGCACTCACCACCGAGATGTAATATTGCATCCATTTCGTTACTGAAACGCAAATCGTCAACAATAACGTTGAACCCGTCGGCCATAGTGTTAAGTACACCGCCACGCCACGCCTCCACCCATACGTTTTTATCTATACAGTCACGACCCCATTCGGTACCCAATGTCTGTAGCAAATGGCGTGTAGTGACATTTATACCAGGTATGATGTCATTCTTTGCATTACCGTATAACATAGCGTTAACAGTGCTTGGGCTAACAAAATTGTTTAAAAGCACTTTACTCATGTTTTTAATAATAGTGGCAAACGAGGAGCGTATGTAAACATGATCCTCAAATATGCCAGCTGCTGTACTTTTACCACTTTGTGGTTGTGGTGAATATAATCCTATCAATTTCATTTTATATCCTCTTTTTTACGTAGTATATCAGGTAGTTTAATCGGTAATTGTAATGGGTCCTCAATAATTGGCATCGGTACCATTAGTTGCGGATCATCTCCTATAGACGCTGATCCATCTTCAATATACCCCCAATACATTCTTAACTGTTCCAATTCTGTATCATTAATGGTTAACGTTATTGATTGGTAACCAAAAGTTATCATTAGTGTCTTTATAGCTGCCAGTACATCAGTACGTATATCATGCATTATCTGTGGAAGATCAGACGAAAACGTGGCATAGTCCAACGTAAACGTAGGAAATAGACTTGCCGTCTTAACTACAAGATGCACCTCAGATATTGCAAACACGTGCATGAGATTGCCTATCTGTGGTAGCATCCAATCTTTCATTCTGAAAATAGACATTGGTACTTTTATACGTTTACCGTCTTCTCCGAATACTTTTATAGATAATTTCATAATGATTTATTATGCACGTATTGTTTGTAACCAAGTAATGGTTTTCTTAGTACTTTAATAGGCTTATTGCGTTTATTGTACTTAAGCTTAGCTGGCTTAGCCGCATATGTTTTCCACTCACCATCATGTTGCAGGTAATCTATCCACGTGGCTATAAAGTGCTCATAGCGGGTACCTAACATATCAACAGCATGCAGTAGTTCAGGCGTATCCAGTTGATCCATGAAAAGCTCATTATAGAAGTTAGCGTTTACAATTCCTTGCTTATTGTAGCTCCATGCCCACTCGTTATAGTCATTAAGCATGCAGGTAAGTTGAATCTCTACCATCAGCGTACCGTCTGATAGTGCAGTCAATAAGCCTATCACATCGAACGATTTACCTTCATCGTCGTTTTGATATAATAATATTGAATCAAGTGACCAAACGCGCTCATTCAACGCCTCTGCCGCATCATGATTATGTGGTATAGATAACGCCTGCATTACATAAGGGTTTGTAGCCACGGATGTACCAGGCATTATAACTATAGTTCTGTGCGGTAATTGTATTGGTAACTTAGGCAATCTACTAACAGTATCAACGTTACATATAGGCCAATATATACTAACAGGTTTTAAGTCAACTAGCGTTTTGTATAACGCGCCAAACAGTTTAGTCTTACTGCGGTTGTTAAACGCAGTCATCATTAGATCATCTAATGTAGTTCTAATCATTCACTTCTTCCTTTAATTCACGAAGTGTATATCTATACCCATCGTCAGTTTTTGTGATAACGGCTATCTCGTAAAATAAGCCAGCTGTGCTTACCACCTCATATTTTACGTACCGTTGCGGTTCATCCTTAGGTGTAAACATGAATACTTTCTTACCATTCTTAGTTATACGAGGTCTAGTAAAACCAGCGTCTAAGTATTTTACATCGGCACGGAACTTGTCCCACAGTTCGCGTATTTCACCCGTCGTGTAATCATGCTGTTGCATACGTATGACATTATCTTTTGTGAACCCACGCTGCTTAATCATATAATTGTATATTGCGCGTACAATAGCGTAGTCTGCTCTCAAGTGCACCTTACGTAGGTGGCATGCAAAACATAAAGTTACACCATTATCCACTAGCCAACGGGCTGAATGAGCCTGTTTGTCAGCGAAGTACCAGTGATGTGCACTGAGTTTCTCTATATTACCACACAGAGCACACTGCCATCCATCAGCCTTCTTTACCTCTAACGCCCACTTGTTATAAAGCGCCTTCTTTATAGTACTTATCTTTAATAATTTCTTCTTTATCTTTCCCATTACTTACCTCTTATTTTAAACCCACGCTGGTTTTTTATCAGTTACAGGAAGAGCTTCTAGGAACTCGATCACTTCATCCGGTACGGATTCTTTAAGCCAGGCTGTCCCATACCTATAACCGCATACTGGACACGGCTTTGATAGTATACCGCGTGAGTGCTCCTTTTGACTTAACCAACCAAGCGCCTTCTTCTCCACGCTTGGTGTAGCTCCGGCATATAGAGGACTAGCCTCAGTATAGAATGACGTATGGGTTCCGTTTTCCGATGTCATAGAATATGGAAGGGACATAATATGTATTTCTTCATCGTTCAGTTTTATCGATATACCAAGCGCCAATTGCCGAAGTGATTCTCCCTTTATTTCACGCTGTCTTTTACTCGCCTCACCAGTTAGTTGAAAATGGTATATGTTTACCTTTTCTCCCGATAATTTATCCCATCCAAGGGCCTTCTGGTGCACGCAGTACGGCCGCATATCATTCAGGTGCCATTCATTCCAGATGCATACGAACTCAGCCAGTAGTTTGTAGTCCCACCCATCAGCGAATGTATCAATGTTGATATGGTCTACAAGTTGACCACAACTACCCCGGCAGTTTCCGTCACGTGTAGGCCCCTCAACACCGCATATAGAAAGTTTTATTCCGTCAAACTTAATATGACAGTACGTGCTTCCTACGTCTTTTGAATAGCCGATTCTAACTATTTTATCTATCTTATCCATGTATATTACTCCTTATACTACATCTAGTGATGTATTAGAATCACCATGGCTACTCCAGCAGCCACAGTTGTGTTGATGATAACCACGCTGGTTACGTAGCACCCAGTCTGTTACTGTGCGTCCGTTAACCTTCCAGAGGTTTTCACCTACTTTAATTGGTGCGGCTTCCATCTGTCTGTAACATCCTTTGTCACCAACAGAATGCCTAAATTTAATACCACCACAATTACACTCGTGATAACGTTTATTTGCATCGCAGCGAGATTTATATAGTAACGGCGCCCAGCTGTCAAGCCAGTCAACCGTCTCTATACCACAAAAGCGAGTACCGTACTCACGCACGCCATAACGATTGGCAAACCACCATTGATGATAAAACCATGCGCTGAATGACCTGCATGAGCTCAGTTTGCTATAGCGTATAGCTCCTATCCATCGTTTAATTCTTAACTTTGTTTTTGATTTCACCATTTTGCCTCATACATTTATGCGAACAATAGTGTAGCTTATTACCTCTAGTTAACAGCCATCCGTCATCAGCTGCCATTTCATTAACCATCTGTATGTTATCAGCTTCCATAACCATATCGTGGCCACAATAGTCGCAGGTTATTACATATGCTCTTTTTACCATTACTTTTTACTCCTTCTTTTCATAGGCGCCGGCAGCTTAGCCGCACGTGTTTTCAGCCCCTTTACCATAATAGGGTAATTATCGATGTAAGCGATATACCGCTTATACTCAAGATCAGTCAACGGTTTGACAGGCGTATTACCATCTATAGGTACGTAACCTTCCCATACCCGTTTATGATGTAGTTTTATAAAGATATCCTGCTGCTTTATAGCCTTCAATCTTTTACGGTAAGCCGCTGTGCGTTTACGTCTTTCATACGATGTCTTCTTCGTACTCTTATATCTGTACCGCATTTCGTATCGTTCAACCGCTAATGTGATAAGATCATGTACCCTGGTTAGATTATTATCCATCTCAAGGTGTTCCTTATACCTTTCCATGGCTCGTCTGTCATTTGACTTCTTAAGTTCTTTGTAATCAGCCTTAGGTCGTCTAGGCGCCGTTGGCGTTCTTTTAAACGTTAGGCAGTCTTTAGATACCATAGGTGGCGTAACAGCCCTCAGTGCCGCGTAGTCCGCGCTTAGTATGTACTCATGAAAGTACCTATGCGTATCGTCTACTAACGGATCACCTTTTGCAGACCATCCAGCCTTTAACAATCCCCACATTAAACCGGGATTCATTAAGTCTGCGGCCTTAGCTCCGTACATTATAGGCGCCGCGATGTTAGGGCCGTCCTTATAGTGATGTTGCACTAATGGCTGATGCATTAACATATCAACACAAGCCCAACCTGGCATAGCCACAATTGATGGTAAACAGCACCAGTTATCACCAGGTACCACGTTATCAGTATATCGCTCATATGCTTCCGGGTGCGGTTCTATATGTACAACCATATGCGCGTAAGCCATAGTGACATCCGGTATAGGTGAGTCTTGTCCGTCCCATGGTACAGTTAAGATCGGATCAACAAAGTCTGTTGTAGTCCTAACATGTATTCCGTAAGCGAAGTGTGGCTCGCTATCACCGCTACGATCTGACACATCAAGTGGTAAGTTAAACAGTATGCTGAATACTATCTCTCCTAACGCGTCTATAAACTCACCAGAGGTTCCCATGCCAGGCCGCAGATCATGTGGCTTTGACGGGTTTCTTAGATGAGCAAGCATGTGAGCCAGCTCGATTATTTCCCAACCGTCTTTATTGGCCTTCAAGTCTAATATGTACGCGCCTGTTGGTCTCAGCACCTGCTTATCATACCCTATAGGGCCTATACGCTTTATACCAGGAAGCATCTCCTCTATCCAGGTAGTATTAGTATTGCACAGTGGATGTATGGCATCCATCCTATGTACCTTATCACCGCGCATTATAGCCGCGGGTATCCCTGCTGCTGCGTCCCACATAGCGTAACCACCTGATCGTATACGGCTGGGTTCAAACGGATTAATAGGTATTATTGCATACGGATCCGTATTACGTATCTCGGTCCAGTCATCAGTGTTAAACTTTAATAACTTCTTGTGCGAGTACTCACTCCGGTCAAATGGTAAATACCCGAATGCCTTATCGTCAGCGTTACATATATTTCCATTACCAGTTACTATTCTACGTAGCCGATTACGCCATAAAGCGTTACACAACTCATTATCCCATTGGGCGATTATAGATTTAAACTTTTCGTTCTTCATATGGTTCTATGTGTGTATCTGGGTACTCTATCTTTTTACCACCCAACTTAATAAATGATACATCTGGGCTTGCTTTGTTTCTACTATACGACAAGTATGGCATCATGTCTTTCCAACGTCCAACGTAGTGTACACTTTTGGCTGTACGTATAGCGCTAGGCACATCCCAGAATACTGAGTTGTAATCGTCTGCTAGCTTTACTGTGTTTGGTACAGTTTGTTTTAATATGTTCCATAGTGTTGTACCAGGAATTGCTGCACTTATCTGATGTATATCGTTTGCAACATATTTTTTGTATATTTCAGCGTACTCAGCATAAAAGCTTTTACGCATGTATATGAACCCGGCTTGCATAATAGGATTCTCTACACCATTTGATGTAGTTAACGGGTATTTTAAACCTAATACGCGTAGGTCGTGTACTACACCGGCGACTGACACGTAGTCCTGACACCACCCAAGGTCGTTGTTGCCAACGTCATCGCGTATACCGGACAAGTCTTCCACCACGTCTGTATCTGGGTCCATGTACAGGCCCTCAGTTATCCGAAATATATCCAGAAGACTTGACCTTAGCATTTCAAAGTATAACATATGACCCTTTACCGCTGTCTCTGTTCTTGGCATACATACAACGTTTGCGTGTACACGAAGTGCGTTAATTATATGTAATACCTCATCAGCGTTAGAATTTTCATCAATCACTACCAGAACGTATATGGCTGCGTCTGGCATGTTCTTTTTTACAAAGTGCAGCCACCTGGGCATCATATCATAAACCCATTTATCAGCACTAACTATAGTCATTATGTTAAATGGGTTCTCTTTAACTTCCATTGACTTGTTCATGTAATCCATCCTTCAGTCTTTGCAAAGTCGATTATATCATTCCACTTCATTTTATGACACTCAACTATAACGCCAACATTATCAATAGAGATAATTTTATAATCACCTATCTTAATTTGTTCTCCATTACTGCGCCATCCTTTTTTACGAAGCGTGATAGCAAGTTTAAATGCACGCTTCCCATCTTCATATGGAACAGACGCGCCTTTAGTGGTTTCAATAAACTTAACTTCTTTGTGTGGGTTATTAGAGTTACCCTGTAAACGAGTTGACGCACGAAACAATATCCGGCTGGATGAAAAATATCCTGATACATCTGCTCCAGCTAACCATTCAATTAAGCGTTCCTCTTCCGCTTTAATGATTTTCTTTTCTTTAGCTGCCTGAGCTCTGGCGACGGAACGCTTAGCATTCTTGATAGCCGTGGCAGCCTCTTCTGCAGAACCGGGTACTTTACGTCGTACCTTAAATAGTTGCTTCACACCTCTCGCTTGATTAAGCCAGTTATATGCTGACGATATGTCACAGTCAGCTAATATGGTACTACGACGTTTGGAAGCTTTTTTAAATAAACTCTCAGCCTGTTTCAAGTGATAATTAAATATAGTATTAACCCATATTTTATGTTGGTTACAACTTGGATCGACGTACAGCTTATTACAGCCAAACTGTACATGCGGCACATTTATGATTGTAGCATCACTTGGTATACCACGTCGCATGCGTGACTGATGTGAGCTAGTGCTAGATGAGTAGTACCCGTCACTAACTAAGTAAACCGGTTCCCCACCAACATCGATTATTTCTCCAATGCAGGTACCATAACTATAGTACCTTGTTTCATCAAAGGAATAATTTCCTGCTACGGCATGTGAGCGCGTTTGATTCGCCCATGCGTGCGGTAATTCGTGCGCTTTTAATCGCGTGTACATATTAGTTTCCTTTTGTTGCGTATAACTCTTCCAGATGCCCCTCAAATACACTCACGACAGTAAAAGGTACATCATTATTGTTGGCATACTCACCTTCAATTCGCGTATCAGCATAAACTTTCTCTGCCGCACCATACGCGGTATATTCTTCTACGTGTGCGATGGATACCTGTTTGTCTTCATCCCATATGAATACTACCGTATATTTATTCATGATAGCGTACCGAACTTTCGTGCCGTTCCTACAGGGAATCCGGCTGCGTCACGTAGGTTTGCCCACATGGTTCCGGTACTAGCAGCATTAATGTTATCGCACTTCCAACGTCCAGCAGTATATATTTCAGCTACATTGCATAGCAACTCCTCACGTGAATTGCATGTAAGAAGAATCAACCCATCTTTGTCATCAATCATCCGCTCTGACAGTTTTGCGTACGTAGAATCGATATTATCAGGTGTATATATTTCAAATTCTGACGTCATAACGTTTATATACATAACGCTTCCGCCATCAATTATGTGTGACGTGTACTTGTTTATAGGCCATGCCTTAGGCGTAGCTATGCAATCTTCCTCTATCTCCTGATATCTTTCGAAGACCTCTGTGGCCTTTTTAACTATAAAAGTTATGGCCGACAATGGTAGTCCGCATACATTACCCGACTTATCGTCAGCTAGAGCTACTAATAGCTCTCTTCTAAACCCTTCTTTATTGTTGCTCATAATTAACTCCTTTAATATACAGGGTGGTATTATCCACCCTGCATTATAAATTATTGGTTATTAAACCCGAATGTACTGGTTGGCTTAACATCCGCTTTGTTAACTGGTTGCGGCGTAGGGGCCGGAGGCATTATCAGAGCGCCTACACCACCCTCTATAAACGTGACAGGTATACCAAACAGCATATTACCGGCCTGTTTAATATCTTCCATTACGTCGTCATTTAGTTCCTCGATACCTATAACCCAGTTGCACCGGTTAATACAATCTACTAACAAAGGGTTCTTACGTTTAAATGCAGCAAGTATTTTATTGATACGAAATGCTGATATAATCCAATCAGTACCGTTTAAGTTGTTTTGCTGTATCCATGACTTGAGTGCCCATACGTTTACCGTCCTACAATGGTTATCTTCAAATCTACTAGGTACGCGACCTATACAGCGCCATAGTTTACCCTTGAACACGCTACCCTTCCACATACGTGGGGAACCTGACGGTTTAGTAGGGTCTACTCCATTATGCTCAAGTACTGTACTCACGTCATCAATTGTAACTGGGCCGTACTGTGCCATTGTTATTGCTTCTCGTTTAGCTAGTGCTATGATTGCATGTTTACCTTCTGCGCCTTTAGCCATACCTATCTGTTTTGCTGCTATTGCTTTATCATTCATATTCGTTATTCCTTAGTGTTTAATTATGTAAACTAAAAAAGCACCCCGAAGGGTGCTCGTGTTAATCTTCCTGTACATCAGGTGTTGGTATTTCTTCGACGTCAGTTATACCGTCGTCTTTAGTCATATCAATAAGACTATCGTACTTATTTTTAAGCTTTGTCCTTACGTATGACCATGGATTATCTGGATGCCGTCTAGCTATCTCTATACCGGAAGCGAACGCGCTGCTGATACAGATTAAGCTGAATAGTAAACTACCCATTTTATCTCCTATTAGATGTTACCGACGATGGGAGTATTATTGTTTTTTTCGGTCTAAACAATCTTTCCCATTGTGCTATTTCAATAACAGTAGACACACCAGGATTTCCGAAACTATTAGGGTGTCTTGCTATTCTGTCCAGACATATGCTACACGCGTCAACGTGTAATACGGTACGTGGTTGAACGTAATACCCGCATTCTATTATGCCGGGCGCTACTCTTCCTATCGTAATCTTACATCTGTTACATACAAGTCTTGCCATTTCATCATAATCTTTACGACACATCGGACACACCTGATCAGGCATACCCGTGTATTGCGGCATTATGAATGGTTTACCGCACAGCAGGCAAGGAGTTATCTTGCCGGCTGTCGGCATTACTGACGTGTCCTGAAATAGGAGTGGGTCCCCCTGTCGCAGAATTGGTAATTTATTTATATCCATTATTTACTCTTTGGTTTTCTAGCTATAAATCTGTATTTTGATTCGTGTACTATATCCCAATTAAGTAACTTTGCCAAGCGTTTAGTGAGCTCCGTGGCCTCTTCCCGCGTGTTAACTAGACATTCATCATTGTCCAGCAACCATTGTATTTCACATACAAAAAAACAACCAGGTTTCGCTATCCGGTCTATCTGATCAATAAGAGTACGTGTTGTACTACCATCAATGAACATAAACACGTATTGCGCCAGTATCACGTCAGCGTACCCGTCTACAAATGGCAACTTTACACAAACATCGTTAAAGTCCCACTTAACCCCATAGTCACCCTTCTTGTCAAGGAGCGTACAGCGTCTGAAGCCATGGTTCTGTAGAAACAACGAGTTCCTACCGTTACCACCGCCTAGGTCTACTACGCGCAGATCCAAGTCATACGCTTTCTCATACATCCATCTGCTAAACTTGTTACTGCTACCGTCTATAGGCATCAGGTTACCACCATCTATCTCGTAGCCTGTTGGAGCTCCTACGTTACCAGTAATAAATACTGTGTAGTACTTCTTAAGGTACGGGCTTACTTTAGTATTAGTTGATCTAGTTACCTTCATACTGCCACCTCTTCATTTTCAAGTACGTGTGACCAGTAACGCGAATCTTCTTTATTCTGCCGCTTATCAAAGTACAACCAGCGTGCGGTAACCGGGTTTACCCCGAATGTGCCGCATGTCTCTACCCAATGCTGCTCCATCATTCTAACGGACTTAAGCGTGTAACTCTTGGCATTTATCTGTTTTGGCGTTAACCCATAGAGCTGCAACTGGTGTGTGTCGAAGCACGCCAGACCAGCTTCATGGAAATGCACCAGTTCTAGGGCGAACGACGTCTTAGCGATACCAAGGCCTGGAGTATACTCCATTAGCCTGTTACGATAATCTCTCCACCCTTCCCAAGGTGAACGCATAAACCATCCTGGATGATCGAAGAAGAACATTGTGAAAGCGTTTATAAACTTAGTACGGTTGTTTTGCAGCCCAGCCTTACTAGCAGTAATACGCTCTAATAACATTCTTTCATTCCCGACCCATTCCAGATCTTTTAAGTTATTATATAATTTAACATTATATTCCCAGGTTGTGTGCACGCTTGCGTAGGCAAACAGCCAACGCCTAAGCACTTCGCTCTGAGAGTGCGGTTTAAGCGCGTTGAAATACGCCTCATACTTTATGACCTTATTATGGTCTAACGACTGTATTAATTGTACAGCTTTATCGGTTCTCATGTGCCACCTATTGTGTTATTGATTCAAACTAGGTGTAATTAATTATATTGTTACTCAACTAAACGTAGGTGTGTCCTTAAGCAGGTTTAGTGTATCTTTCAGTTCATCTTTCAGTTCATGCAGTTCGTCGTTGTAATTCGCTGCGGCATTCTTTTTGGATGCTTCAACTTCTTGAATAGACTCATTGAGTCTACGTACTTTTTCCAGTAACTCGTTTCTCTCACCGACTTCTGGATTACTGTTGTCATTCTGGACTAATGTGTCTGTCATTATACTTTCTCCGTTTCCTATTATAATATGCGTATAACACACACCGCACCAGGGGCATACTACCTGCGCCTGCAGTCTAGTAGCCTCTGAGCCATCAGGTATGTCTACGCTGTCAAACCCAACCCGGTGCGTACCGGGTTCTAATTTATCAGATACGTACTGCGATGTAGGTGTACCGAATTTATAATTACACGCTGTGCATCTTGTGAGCATATTATCAGGCATAGTAACTCCTTGCCACGCATTGCATGCCGTAAAGATAAGCTGCTACCTGTTTATACCCTCTTGTTTTCCAGTCTTCCATAGTGTACTCAATGAACTCTGCATCTGTAACGTGGTACGGTACATTATCTGTTTGAGGTACTCCCATGTAAGCAAGGAAATCTGGTAATGCCGGATATCTCCGCCAACCCGGGTATGCACCCTGCATGTATATCTCTGATAGATCCAGCAGGCATGTTGTAGTGCAGAAGCGTGACATCGGGTCACTCTTAAACATCGGGTTGATTTTTATTCCGTAATGCATTCCTTTTGTAATAAGTAACGGCCATAACAAATGCCGAATAGCCCAACCACCTAATATGGTGGTGTCCGGGAATTCGGCAACATTATTCATGGTACCCCAAAATGATGCAATCATCTCAGCTTCATTCGGCCAGAAACATATCGTATGTGCTGTATCACCAGCTATAATAGTTTCTGTCTCTTGTGTAGTAATATCACCTATTACGTTATGCATATACCCGTTACCCTGGGCCCAGGATATATGTATCATATTTTTGTCCATGTCAGCACATGGTCCGTTGTCATCGCCTGCTACAGTTGAGTGCAGGTAGATAACGTTCTCTATCGGTATAGCGTTCATGCAAATCCCCTCTCATCTGTATCAAATATCATCTTAATTGTCTCTGACAATGTCGGTGTAATTTTTATGACAGCCGTATCAGCGTAACCTGGTACAGCTATATGTGATTGTTCCATTGGTTCATTGGACGGTACAAATAGATATGTTGTTTCACCACACATCATTACGTCGCCTGCCTTAGGCGTGCGCTTAATACCTATTGAGGTACGCGTAGCGTCCTTAAAATCTTGAGCCCAGCTCACTGGAGTATGTCCAGTCATCTCTACCAGTGGAAATTCCATTACCCTTATATATTCAGGCCTGGTTTTAACAAAGTCGTCGAACCCGCGATATTCTGTGGTCCGATAATATAATTTAACTAACAATTTAGTCCTCGCTTGGACTTATATTATAATATGGCGCAAATTGTTTAATGAAATGCGTCAACTCCTGCCGCGTAAATAACAGGTAGGGTTCATCCCCTCCTGGTAACACTGTGTACGGCGCAGTTAGTAATACTAACTCGTCTATTTTCCAAAATGTGTATGCGTAACAGTTTTTTGATCCCTTTATTCTTGTAAACAGTACGGGCTTAATCTGTGAAGTTTCAGTATCTACCAAGTCAACTCGTTCCAGAGCTTCAGCGTCATTTTTTACCTCTACAGCATCTAGTAACATGTTATGTAGCATAGCAGCGTTATCACATGAGTGTATGCAATTACGGTACACAGCTCTTGCTCTATGCCATAAAGGCTGTTCATTGTTTACATAACCCAGTACCTCTTGCTCAGCCCTTGTTATCGCTTTAGCCGTTCCGTAACCCAGGCCCCGTATGACACGTCTAGCTAACATATCTTCGAAGCTCTGGGTACCGAGACTCTTGTGCGATTTATAAAATGCCTGTCTGGTCTCCCAGTCACTCATTATACTAACGCTCCTTGTTGCAGATGCGGCTCTGTTCTGTAATAGCGTCGTAATTTTCCCCAGCTTTCCCCACTAACTTTTTTCGCATAAGCGATGTGATCCGGAGCTGGGTGTACTTCATTTTGAAAAAAGCATTTAAATATTACAGCAGTAGTCTTTCCTATTGTAGCATTATTAGCATTATATCTAAGTTGAATTGATTTTTTCTTTATTGCTGATTCTGTATTTTTTTGTTCTGTAGCGCTCTTTTGTATTGCGCGTAGTTGTTCAGCTTTATTTTTTTGCTCCTTGCGCAGCTTGTTACGCCAATATTGTGATAGCCCAATGAAGGGTAACAAGTCTTGATTATTTATAATAAGAGCGTACATTTCTGGTGATAACCAGTAACATGGTTTAGCCTTACCATATTTACCAGTTGCACGCTCGTAAGTTGTCGCGAAATGAGTTCCCTGTAGTTCCGCTGGACGGGTGCCGTGAGCATACTCACGCGATATACCGATTATAGTTTCGATAATATTACACGTTGTCTCCTTCCTCTCAAAGCCCCTTCCGGTTAATGGTTTTTTAGGGTATCCGAGATTCGTTATAGCTTTTGCTAATGCTTTTGGATATTTATACGTTTTCATTGTTTAGCTTTTATTATGCCCCCTGGGAAGAGGCTGCTGCTATAGCATTCTGCGCTTCATACGCCTGCTCCTTAGTTACATTCGCATCAGCTATATTATCCTGCGCTTCTTCTTTCGTCATCTGATAGTTTGTCTCAAAATCGAATCCGAATCCACGTATACGGAGGAACTCTCTACATTGCATAACAAGGTCTTTATCTTCGTAAAACGCTAACATAAGTTGCATCTTACCATCACGACCCTGTACCTTTTTACCACCTAACAGTCTGTCACAGCTAGTCCACGCGCCACTTGCGGTGAAGTCGAATGTTGACCCATCAGGTAATACCCACGGTGTATACTGGCGTAACCAGTCGCACGTAGGTGATAGTAGATCAAATCCATGATCTCTGTAATGGTGTAATGCTGCGTACCTGTTACGAGGCGACAACTTATTTTTAGTTATCGTCATGTTAAGTATCTCGCCTACGTCCTCATCCTTCTTATTAACCTTAGCTTTAAGAACCTGTGCACCCATACGGATACGCCAGCTTGCATGATAGTTAAGAGGATTGTTAGCTATAGTGGTTCCCTGTCTGTTACCGGCACCAACTGGTGACCTGTTAGGGCCTACCTCTATCTTCATTTTCAATTGTGCTGTAGTCAGCATAACTACTTTGTTAGTGTCAAGTGTGTGACCACGATCCCTAAACCATTGTGATACCTTACGTGCGTGCGCACCTAATCCTTTAGTATCGCCAGGGTCAGGTACATCACCCGCATCCATCTGTACGTCCGCACCAAATCCACTTATTGAGTCTAGCCCGGTCACAATAGGGTACTTACAAGTTGGATCAACGTCAGTACGTATACTCTTTATGGTTTCTTCCATAGCGTAGAATCCGCGTTCGATAGAACCAGGCTGTTGTATAAGTAATTGATTAGGGTCACAACCAAATGAAGCGATATAATCCGGTGGTGGTGGAGCGTGTTCCGATTCACCATGCCAGCAAAACCCTTTCTGTTGTTGTGCCATTCCATATTGCAGGAAGCAAAATGAACTCTTACCCACGCCCTCCATAGCCTCTATCTTTATCATGCGTCCACAAAGTGTTCCACGTGTTCCGAACAGCCATTCCAGCAACAGACATGGTACCTTATATTGTGGATCTATGAAATCCACAAACTTCCAGTCATTGCCTATTCCGCCAGCCGCCACGAGTGAACCAGCAATTATTTGCTTGTCCTCCGCCTTACCAGCGTTTTTTAGTACCGATTTAATAACTTGATCGGTCCAATTATCTTTTTTCTTGGCAGCCATATGTGCCTCCTAAATATAACAGCCGTACGATATAGTATCAGTACGCCTGTATTTATAACTAATTAATCAGCATATCACTAATTTATTGTGCTGGTGTGCTTTCCCTTAGCGTATTCATGAACTGCTCACGGTTCATATTAGTACCAGGTACGTTATCACCGCCACCGGCTACGATAGGTTGCCCACCAGGCATAGGTACCGCTGCATTCTGTGTTACAACACCTACTGCTGCTGCCACAGGCTGTGCTACCGGCTGTGCCACAGGCTGTGCTACCGGCTGTGCTACAGGCTGTGCTACTGGCTGGTTAGTGAATCCTGGTACTGGCCCACCAACAGGCTGCCCGGCTGGAGGTGCGTACACTGGCTGACTTGCTGGCTGCATAGGCTGCTGATATACTGGTTCACCTACTGGCTGAGTTACCGGCTGCTGTACCGGCTGAGTTACCGGCTGAGTTACCGGCTGCGATGGCTGCTGTACCGGCTGTGCCACTGGCTGCGGCTGGTATACTGGCTGAGCTACACCAGGCGTAACGGCTGGCATTGCACCACCCGGAATTACACCCTTTACTGGTCCACCGGCCATAACCGGGCCGTGAGATGGTCCGGTAGGCGCGGCGAACCCTGATTGTACCGTGGAAGACGCGCATGGAGCATTCTCCGGTGGGTCTGGTACCTCAACAATGTGGCCAAACAGATCCTTAAGGAGGTTCCACTCGTGGTGCCCGTGTGGTGACCGCATATTAAGCAGTCTACACAACTGACCTACGATCTGCTGTTCAGTGTCCCGCGGTACAACCTTAGTTACGTCAGCCAGATTATACCGGTTAGCCAGGTAGTTCTCCCCACGACAGTCCCATCTACGAGGCTGCTGTTGCCCGTCAAACCCGATTGTCATTTGGTACTTAGCGTACTGTCCACCCTGCTGTTTACTACACATAAGCACGGGACCGTAATGCGGGTCAGTGATATCTCCGTATGCCCAGCGTAACATGTAGTTAGCCGCTATTTGGTCAGGTGTGGCTGTCGCGCTTATCGCCGTAGCCAAACCGTTATTACCAAACAGAGAGTCGATCAGACTCTTACTCATTATACCAAGCTGCACTCTCTGTGATTCCTGAGCCGATCCTACTTCAGCGATATTAATACCAAATGACTTAGCCACACGACTAACTGCTGCACGCACTGTAACTTTACCAGACGCATCTTTTACATCATCGATCAAATACTGCCACTCCGGGTATGCGCCGCAAGCGCGGTACAGCTCAGTTACTGGGTCGAATACGTCTTCCTCGTACGTTTTAAGTGACAGTACGTCTTGTCGTGTGTCAGATTTAAAGTCACGTCCGTGACCTATAGAACGCGCACACATAATCTGACAACCCCAGTCGGTGAAGTCACCGTTGGTATCACGATACGCATCTACAGACATAGGGTCGCTTATTACCTTAGCGCCATCAGCCCCTTTTACGTATACGTACGCCGGCAGTATGCGTAAGCCGATAGCCGCAGCACCGCTAAGGTATTTAACCTTAACATTAGATGCATAAATACCAAACTTCTCACCATTGTCTTTCACGTTATTAACGCTATTATTGAATCCCATTTTATTAATCCTTTTTAATTTTGTCGCTCCACCTTGTCATAACATCGACATCGATGCCTAACTTCATTGGCGCGTTGGGTATTGGAACGTAAATGTTTCCCATAGTCGCCCAGCAGGCTTGCTCGGCTTCCTTTATTTCGTTTACCGGTACTTCAAGCATGATAGAGTCATGTACCTGGTTTATTATTCGATAGTGTAAATTATGTGTTATCCTGTAGTCCTGTAGCATCTTAAGTGCAATTATGCACGTGTCTGCCACTGTGGATTGCACGGGAAAGTTCTGTGCTTCGCGTTTGTACGCGGCTAGTTTCATTCTATCTGTAGTTGCAGGAAAGTTCCTACGTCGCCCCCATGGATTCTCAACGAACCCCTGGCTGTCTACGGCATCTGCACAATCACACATATAATTCCAAGCGTTTGGATAAGTATCCGTTTTCCACGCTGTCATCATAACATCGATCTGTGCTTTTAGTTCTTCGATACTTACGTCAGTACCTGTTTCTGCTTTAACCTGAACCGCTATATCAAGCGATCCCCTACCATAAGGTATCTAGTATTTTATGAGTAGCTTTTTATCTACTCCTACTCGTTTAATTCCAAGTAGATAGGCGTACCTTTTCACGTTTGGCTGACGTGTTGCGGCCTCGTGGGGATGTTATTGTTTCCGCAATCCCTACGCTCTGCCCCTGACTGTACTGTTAGTTACAGCCTTCGGTTCGGGTTGGCATCTCAGCTTTCCCGCTTAATTCCGCAATTTTATTTCGGCTACCCTTTGGTAGTATGGTCATTGTAGCATCAACATATTCTGACGTTTTTGTCCACTTCTTTCTATGTACTTTACCATGGCACACGGCACATAATGGTATCAAATTACACTTTGCATAATTTAACGGGTTACCATCTATGTGATGAACCTGTATCTGTGATTTATGGCTGGCGTCCACAGCACATTGTTTACCCCACACATCGAAACAACGTTTACGATAATTTGACGTGTACTTCGTACTTTTGTGCTGATCAAGTGGTTTCCATGCTGGATTATTTTCGCCAAACTGGTTACCACCACTACCAACCCCAACGCGTATGTTAGGATCTCTCTTAGATCTCCAACGCATTTGGTAATCACTAGCATACTTTTTTCTACACGTTTCGCACCTTTTAGCTTTAGTTCTCCCCGTAAATTTAAACGAGCACCCACAATCACAGCACGTAAGTGTTTTTTCGATTTTACTGTGCTTAAGTCCACATGACCTAGTACAGTACTTTTGCTTTTTGTAACTCGGGGTGTAACTACACCCGCATCCGATACATTTCTTTTGCATGTTATTCTCCTTAGTTGCCAATAGAATAACATAATCTCATATAGTCTACAACCGAAATTGAGATTTTTGGCGGATACTCTAATAGTACCCTTAAATGTACCTCGGGACATAAGTAAGCCCCTTTGATCTAGATATTGTAATGTATGTTGATATTTTTCAAAATCATGCCCCTCACACGTACCATATTTACGTACGTCCTCCGCGGCCATGTCCAATAGTACCTGATCCTGCACTTCGTGTCCGTGTTCATCCAGTACCTTAAGTCCAAATGCCGTTATAGCAGTTAGATCATGTAAGTCCTTACCGGGCGTACGCAGCGCGTCAAGCATGTTCTGGTCACCAGATAACCCGGCTAACGTAAATAACTCCGCCTGTTTCCAGTCAGACTCCATTATTACGTATCCCGGCTCCGGTACAAATATTGTACGTATATCTGGTGGTTTTTTATCCTTACCGAATATACGAGCCATATCGCCCTCAGCCCGCTTAGGGAAGTTCTGCATGTTAGGCTTTCTACTGCTGAACCTACCAGTCTCCTTAAGCTGACTGAATGATGCGTGTACACGCCCATCAGGCCATACCTTAGACTGCAGTCCACCACCTTTGGTTATCTCATTATGTATCGCCGGGTCATAATTAGTGGGCATCCACGTTTTACATGCGTGATCTATCTTACGCAAGTCGCGTAAGAGTGCTATAGCCGGATGTTGATCCTGTAATATATCCATTGTACGCTTATCAGTAGATGCTGCTACCTCTGTTAGTTTAGCCTCATCCCTTATTTGGTCCCACGGCTTGTTACCATGTGCCGCGGTTGCCTTAATTGGGGTAAGTTTAAGTTTCTCAAACATTAATCTAGACACCTGCTGTACAGATCTAAAGTTGAAGTCCGGCATACCAAGCTTAATAGCTATAACTATCATCTGATTCTCAAGATCTTGTAACTTAATATGATAAGCTGAGGCTATACTGTCGTATCGATTATGATCAAACAGAATACCATTACGCTGTATTTCATAAAGTGCCATCTGGCAATTTAAACTTGATTGGAAAAGACTAGGGTATTCGCCACGCGGATTAAGGTACCCGGCTTCCGCAAGTAGTTTGTACTGCCGCATGAATACTCTGTACGTAGCTGTAACGTCACACGCGGCGTAAGGAATTAATAACTCAGATGGTATGGCTCCGTACCCTTCCTCCGTTTCCTTGGGGTGTTCGTCAACCCACTCTTTAACGTGTACGTCATACTTACCCATCTGAGTGTACTTTTCAGTTAATGCCGTAAGGTTAAATATACCTGATGAGTTTAACGTATGCTCCGCTATCATAGTATCGAAGTATGTCTGTGGTCGTATATCTATCCCATATGTTAGTAGCCACTCACCATCTGCAATAGCGTTTTGCCCTATAAGCTTTACCTTTGGATGTTCAAACAGTCGTTTAAGCGCCGCGAATATCTCATTAGGTTCACCAACAGTAACACGGTGCTCATCTACTAATTCAAACACCAAAGCTTTATCAGGCGCATACGCCACCTGACACGTCCTCAGATAGCCGTTAGGGTCCATCCACGTTTTACCATGCCACTCACAGTCCAATGCGAGCGCTATGCCATCATCTGAGCTCTCAGCGGCCCCCAGCAGCTTATTAACAACGTCGTCCGCCTCTGAACCGAGTCTAATCACTCGTATGTGTGTAGGATCGATAGTCGTTGTTATATTATTCTGCCAGTTATGTATCTTTTTCCAATCCTTTATACTCTCAAGGTCCGCCGCTGGTTTATACTGGCTGTACGCCAACGCGTACGTAGGCAATACGGTTATATTCTCATCCTCAGGATAAGATAACCATACGCCACGGTGCGTTGATATCTTGTACTCTTTGCCCATTATAGCTTTAAGGGCTTCGCCACCCAGGCATACTATTACCTTCGGCTGAGCCCTAGATATTTCATTTAACAGCATGTCTCTACACGCCTTAACCTCACCAGCTTTTGGTTTCTTACCTTTAGGGCAGAACTTTACTATGTTGGTCATATATGCTCTAGTAAGGTCTACACCACAAGTCATAGCCCTGGCGCGTAGTTCACCTCCGGAGTTACCGCCGAAGTGCGCGTTGACTGCCATATCATCCTGCATTGGGTAATGCCCAATTATCATAATGTCACATGGTAGGCAACCGGTACCAATTAGCCATTTATAAGCCCCTATAGTCTGCGTATGGTCTATCCATGGTACACTTTCTATCTCGGGCTTTTTTTCAGTTTTAACTTTAGTTGTCATTTTGTGTATCAACCAGTGTATAGTAATTTAAAAATGAGCGTATCGGCATAGTCTGATTAGAAAATGTTCCTTTGGGTAGTAGCATATCATACAATACCAAACCTTCTTTAACCGCTTTTACACGCACTTTATAATTCTTTGTGAAGAATGGACCAACCTCAGTGTGTTGGTATATTCCATTAATTATAATGCCTTCACTTTCATATCTTTTTCTTTTAAATGGCCACATTATCAGTCTCCTATTTACCTGTCAGTTGTACGTATGATAGCCTCGTTATACGGGCCAAGATCATACCTAGTTATGTCGTGTCCGTAATGCGCCGCTGTATCATAAATCTGCGTCCAGATTCTATTAAATGATGCGTCTCCGGGGTCATGGGCACCTACCAGCTTAACCGGTACTACCGGCACGCTCATACGTAATCCATATATCAGTTGTTGCGTCTCAGCATCTGTACCATCCGGGTCTAGCATTAATACTATTAAATCCCAGTATGATTTCATCATGTTTATTTGTTCAGGTGATATACCCTTACCAAATGTTCCTAAGCCGCACATACCAACCCCGGCTACGTCAAGTGGTCCCTCAACCACTACGCCGACTCTGCTTCGCCGTGCATTATCAAAATTGTAAAGTATTTCGGATTTAGCTACCCCGGGTGGTGTCATGTATTTTGGTGGTATTACCCACTCACCATCACTGTCCTTTGGTATTCCGTAACGTTCGCACCCTATATCATCTAACTTATCAGGGTCGTATAGCAGTCTCGACTGCCAACCTGCCATCTTACCGTGCATCCATATTGGAAACACGATAGTACTGGTAGTGTCGAAGAAAAAGTCTTCACCGTCACCGTACGTTCGTCCAGTTGTGCAGTAATGTACGCCCAAGCTGTCAGACAACACGTCAGTATTAAACCCGCGTCCTCTTAGATACTGTACTGCAACGTTATCATGTCCAGCCTGTTTCAGTGTCACCACGTCACCAGGCATACTTATGTTCTTTGGTCTATGTAACTTAACTGGTTGAAATGGCGCTGTACTGTCACTCTTTAGTGTCCCGTACAAGGAACTCAAGTGACCACCTGATCCACACTTATAACAATTGTACTTATCAATAGTGGGATTCATGTACATCTTATAAGCCCTGTCTATCTTACCCGTTATCTTAGGGCAGAATGGGCAGCATATCCGGTATTCGGTACCTCGCCTTCCACGACTCTTCTTCCATTTAGATCCATAGGTCTGCTGTAGTATTTTTTCTAATTGTACACTCATTGTGGCACTATACCCAAATCCTCATTTAATTGTGCGATACCCCCCGCAACTAACTTATTGCTAACACGAGTCCACGCCTCTTTCTTAGCCCAGAAACGTAATGTGGGGCTCTGATATAATTCAAACCTAAATGGCGGTGCGTCACGATTCTTAGTTGAGTTCATGCTCAACCGTCTACCATCCTGTACGAGCTGCAGTGCTGCTGCATCATCGTCCTCTCCACCTGTTGACAGAACTATATCATTTCGGTCAGAGTAGTCTTTTATCGGCGCCAGCGCTAAACCTATATCCAACGCATGGTTGATACCGTAAGCCGATGCTATGTCTCCCATCTTCATTATTTCCTTACCGTCACCTTTCGCACTCGCCTGACACGCTGTCCATCCTGCAACACCACATTTACGTAAACGCTGTCCTAGCTTTTTAGCTAAACTAGCAACATACTCGTACGATTTTATGTCCCGTGGCGCATTGAAGGTAATGTAATCCTGATGAAGCCAGTCAATGCAAACTAATAATGGTGATGCTGATTCACCATGTCTAGCTACCATAGTAGCTTTCCAATCCATTATAATGGACTCTATAGTATTCAGTGATGTAGCACCCTGGCTGCAATCGACTATACATACACCGTCTACCGGCATTATGTCTTTGGCGTGCCTCCACCTGTCAAATGCAGAATTAGGCCATTCGGTAATAGGAATCTGTAACAGGTTATTAGGTATATGAGCAGATATAGACATCTGTCTACGTGCTATTCTTTCCTCCGTCAACTCACACGTTATAAATAACGTACGATAGCCATTGTAGGCTGCTGCTATTGCAAAGTTCAGTAATGCGGAGTTTTACCAACACCCGGAGACGCCATTACTGCACCAATCTCACCAATACTAATCCCGCCATTAATACGACGATCCAATGGTAGTAGACCAGTTGTTATTCTAACCACGTCAGACGGTGCTATAATAGGAAGTATGTGCTGCCATGCGTCAGTAAATCTATGTTTCTGATCTACTGATTCAAGCATTTCAAGTTTTTTAGTTTCCTCAATCATCGAGTCTATGCCAACACCACTGGCATTCTGATGTGTCATCAGTAGTTGGTTATACCGAACTCTTTTAGCCCATGGTATCAGCTTATCACAATAAAGTGGTGTATCCATTGGTTGCTGCATTAAACCCACAAAGCTGTTCCAGCTATCATTAAATGCCGGCATCTCTTCCGGTCTTAATGCTGCCGTGCTACTACCGCCGTCCCGCGCAAACTCCATTGCTATCATGTGTAGTGACGTCAACTCTGGTTTATGCCCTTGTACTGTGTGGTATGATACCAATGCGTCGTATACCGTTTGGCATATCGGAAGATCAAAATCAGATATGCGGATTGTACCTGACGCACGTTTATAGAAGTCCTCGTCTACAAATAGATGGCGTAGTAACTCCAGCTGAAACATCTTAGGGAAATCCATAACGTCAAACATTGGTTGATTAACCATTATAATCCTCCTCTTCTGTACAGAATCCACCATGTATGGCCTCTAATAAGTCCATAGTTTCCGGACGCTTCTTCCTAAGAAGTATACGCAGGGATGGGCTTTTATTTATCTCCAGCACGGCTTCGCTACCATACTCATCCATTAATTTGAGTATGGGTTTGACTGGATAAAATACCCTGAACCAACTTGTAAACGGACGTATAGCCGGGTATAGCAGCATTACCAGATTAGTGAATAACTCAGGGCGCTCTATTTGTTGCCTAGTTACAAATCTGCACTGATATTCCCATAGTGCCACATCTGCTGTTACAGCGTGTCTATCCGCCAGTTGTTTAACATAATCACCTTGTACACCAGCTTTTAACAGGTCTCTCGGTAATACCATGGCATTCTCAGTTAATATTGAATCAAGGCAGGTTTTTATATAATCCCTTACGTCAAATCGTTGTCCGATGCAGTGTCTTGCTATAGCTTGAAACGTCGCTTGGTGCTTACAATCCTCCAACAACTTACCCTTACCTCTATATGATACGGTGCGTCTGTCAGTGTCATTGTAGAATGTTTCCCATGCAAAACGAGCAGCGTCTTGAATAGCATCTACGTCAGTAATCATTTAAGACTCCTATTTATTAATTACGAATGGAAGATCATCTATACTGTCAACCCAGACTCTGTTGAATCCTAGTTTTTCGTATATCTTGTCTCTCGCTCTATCATCTCTAAGTAACGGACCTGCCTTCTTAGGCGGCTTCATAGGGTCGTCAGTGTGTACATCCCATGGGTGCCAGAAGTCAACGATATACGATATATCTTTACCGTTTATCTTTCTACTGGCTCGGCCTGGTATCTGACCTGTTACGATCTTGCTACCACCGCCGCCGGGGCATATCATCACTTCTAGTTTTGGAAAGTTAACACCCTGTTTGTACACGTAAGTTGCCATAACACGCATCAGTTCTCCGGACTCCAGCTTCTTGTATATCCTGTCCCGCTCTTTATCCTTTATAGGCGTTAAAGCGTGAAACCCTTTATTAACCAACTGACTGTCCTGCTTAGTAGCATGCACATCCTGTACGTGAGGTAACCGCGTCTTTAACTCATTCAGTTGTAACTGATGCTCCATTATAAGCATAGTCTGTTTATCAGCAGGTATACGATTAACCAACTCTGCTATAAGATCATTAAGGTTAGCGTTAAGCTCTACACCGTGACGACGCTGTGTAGCCCGTTGTTTATACTCACCATATCTAGAAAGGCCTATATCTGGCTCAGGGCATTTAACAAAGTATACTGTTATCGGTACAAGCGCACCCACTTCCACACCGAAACTGTACGGTATGTCAACTACAAGAGGTCCGAAGAGTCCCTCTGTCTTAAGGTCACCACCATCAAACCGTCCCTCTGGCGTAGCACTCACGCCCCATTTCAAGGCCTTACGGAACTCAGAAATCTTCATAGATCTATTCTCAGTACCGTTTGAGTGAACCTCATCGGCCATATATACACCGACGTCATCCGGGTTAATCTTGTGCAGGCTACCTAGCGTTATTACCTGTATGTCGTCAGACCACTTTGTTTTACCAGTGGTTACTATACCAACCTCTCTATGAGGTAGTAACTTACATAGGTCACGGTAGTTCTTCTTAGTAACATCAATCGTGTCAGCCGTGACGACTGTCAGCCTTGTATTACGCATTAGAAGATCTTCGTGCTTGATTGCCTTTATTATGGCTGCCATAAGATGAGTCTTACCGAATCCGGTAGGGCATGACCCTATTCCACCACCGGCCATAAGCAGATCTAGCACGGGAGCATACTGATAATCGTAAAGACCCTCCATAGCAAATCTACAGTCAAACGGCGGTGCAGGCGTTCTGCAGTCTATTACTTCATGTTTGTATCCATTTGCTTGTAGGAAATTACATATACGCTGCTTGAAGCCGGGCATAGTTATTAGATAGTTAACGATCTGTTGTTTCTCATCCATGTAGAAATCTAGTTCGTAGAGGTTTCTGTATTCACCTTTCATTATCCGCTTATATGGGTTATCAGGGTCTGTAGCAAATTCTTTGTGGTAATATTTTAATTCTTTACATAGTTCAGGTGGAACCGTTGGTTCGACTCTGATAAACCCATCACCGAGTAACACTCGTATAGGTGGGCTGTTAGGATCTTGGAACAATGGCCCCAGATCGGTATTATTCATTATGTTTACCCTCTTTCTTCGTTTTAGCTAACTTTTCAGCCACCTTTTCGTTATTCCATTTCCACGCCTTCCTTACGGCTAAACCTAAATGCTTAGCGCAACAGTTAGTATCAAGTCTACTAAGCTTTGGATTTCCGTCGTCGGCGAAAACCATGAACCGTGCAACTCTGTTACACGTTTTAATATTACACTTAAAAGTCGGCGTCCACTGTGCTACAGTCACAGTTACTCTGTTAAAATCACCTAACATTATGACTCTCCTATTTTAAGGTGCTACGTTTGTTAGTATAACCAACGATAACGCGGAACCCAATGTACCACCAATTATGTATGCCAGTCTATCTTTCCAGCACGCCGTGCTAATATCCCGTACATTTAAAGTCCATACGACTGATATACCTGCTGAGACTATCACGGCCAAAACGTATTGGTTCTCCGCGATAAAATACGTGCTACTAGTACACAGCATAACCATTATAAATGCGCGTGACAGTATAAACATCATACGTTTCATGTCTCTCCTCTTTCTAGTCCATTTTCGTCAAAGTGTGTGCCGCCGTCACCCCCATCAAATACGCCCCCGCACATACTACCAACTATTACTGCTTGTCCACCTATCTCATGTGAACGTAATTGACCTGATCCAGATGCACCGAACACAGTTAAGTTTAGTTCAGCAGCTTGTTTGGCGTATCGTTCTAACCCTTTAGTTATTCTATCAACTTTTTTGTAATCAATAAAACAGGCCTCGCATTCGTTTATACTACATCCCATGTTTATACCTCAGTTAGTTGATTTCGGACCGTCTTCAATTATCTTGGCAACGGCCGCCGTAAATTTCGGGCCGCATATCTGAACGTTATTTACCGTTACGTAACACTCTTGTCCTAATAGTGTATCAAGGTCATTAACATCCGCGCCTTGCGTATCATAGTCAATTATAGCTATAGGATGATTTCGCAAATTCTCATCATCAGATAATACATTATGTATAATGCCACCCTTCATTGTTATAGTAAGCATAGATTAACCCCAGACACAGTTATACTGTGCCATAGTTATTATGGATTTAATTAATAGATATTAACGACTAATCGTTAAATGTTGAATACCTTAC